AGAGCTTGCCGGTCGAGAACAAACCCAATCCGCTGTACGATAACAAGCGCCGCGCGCAATAGGAGCTAGGCCATGGCCGACGGAAATTCACTGTATGACAACAAAAAGTCTGAGAAATCCGGCGAGAAGAAAGCCGCTCCCGAAAAGGAGAAGGTCGTCGATAAGCCCAAGGAGGCCGCTGAAGAAGGTGGCGAGGAGAAGTCCGAAGCGGGCGAGGACAACGGCGTCACCGAGATGCTGAGCGGCTTCAAGAAGCTCTTGGCCGCGCACGAGGCCGAGCGCCGCGACCACCACAACAACCACAAAGAGTCGCTGCGCCAGATGGGCAACCGCCACGCCAAGTCGATCAAGGACCACTTCAGCGCGTCCATGGACAAGATGGGCGGGGGCGAGGAAGCGGCACCGCCGGCGGGCGCTCCCGCGGCCGGCGCCCCTCCAGCGGCTCCCCCCGCAGCAGCGGAGTAAGACATGCCCTCACTGGAATACGACGACGAGGACCAGTCCGAAGCCATGCCGATGACGGTCGCGGGGTCGGCGGTGAAGCCGCAGTTCCCCTACGGCATGCGGATCTGCCTGACCGACAAGGAGTTCGCCAAGATCGGCTGCAATCCAGACGACCTGAAAGCCGGCGACCTGATCCACCTCACCGAATGCTTCGCCCGCGTCACGGACAAGCACACGAGCGACGGCGAGATGGGCACGAGCTGCCGTGTCGAGCTGCAGATCGAGCATTGCAATATCGAGGACGAAACGTCCGAGGACGAATAAGGGCCACGCCCTGATGGAGTGACTATGTTGAAGCGCCTGCTGATTTCCCTGCTGGTTGCGCTTATCCCGGCACAGGGATGGGGGCAGTCGTTGCAGCAAGGCGGCCAATGGCGCGCCGGGCACGTCCCCATGTATAGCCAGAGCGGGGGCAGCACGCCGATCGTGCAGGACACCGGCGGTGCTGGCGGTGGCGGCCTCGGCGTTGGCCTATCAGAGCTTGGCATCACGGCGCGCGGCACTGGCACCGCTCCGTTCGCCGGCCAAGGCACCGGGCAGTTTGGCACCGTCTTCCAGATTCAGGATGCGCCGACGACCAACGCGACCGGCTATCATGCGCTCTCCTTCAGCGCGAATGCCCAAGGCGGCGGTCTGATCGCATACAACGCCTATGGTGGCGCGTCTCCGCTCAACCTGAACATGGACATCAACGGGACGACCTATCAGTTCCCGTTCGTCTTGTCCGGGGTGGTCGGGCCCAATTCAAGCACCGTCGGACACCTCGCGTGCTGGAACAATACCTCCGGCACGCTGCTTTCGGACTGCCTGGCATCGACCCCCTATCGGATGGTCACGACGGACGCCTCTGGCATACCGGCCCTGTCGACCACGGCGCCGATCAACGGCTGGGGCATCAATCTCCCCAACCAGATTTTCTACTGCGAGGGCACATCATTCATCTACGGGGCGCTTCTTGGGACGGGCCAGCTTCCGAATGGCGGTCTCACCGGCAACTACTGCGATGACTTTGCCAATTCGGTGTGGGCCACCGGCAAGGGCAATATCTCATGGAATGATGGTGTCAGCGGATCCCAAAGCGGCGCCATCCTGGCTCGCTATTCGACGGGCAATAGCTGCTGCGGGCCAACTATTCCGTCCGCGCACAGTCTGGCCCCCACCGTCACTGGCACCAGCGACCGGCGAGTGTTCATCGTCGAGGCGAACGGCTACGCCGACTTTGGTAGTCCCCTAACCATAGGTAGCGGCACCTACGATAACGGGACCGGCGCGGTTGTCCTGACGTTAAGCGCCCCGACCTCGACGATTCCGGTTGGCTATCTGATCACCGTGCAGGGACTCACCGGAACAGGTGCCTTTGGATCTCTGGAGGGAACCTTCACTGCTGCGACCGGCACCACCGGAAGCACAGTCAAGTTCGTGACGTCGCCGGCTCTGGGTGCCTCCACCATCACTGGCGGCAATGTCACGATCTCCTACCAGCAGAGCATCATCAACTTCACGGCGCTCACGACCCTGGCGCAATCCGAGGGATGGTACACCGTCGTCCTGACGATGCCGGTAATGGATCTCAGCGAATACATCGTCGAGAGTGTCTACAACGTCAATCAGGCGGTTCGCCAGCGCGTGATCCCATCCGATCTCGTAATGGATATGGCGACCTGGGTGCAGAACAACGCTGCCCCTTACTACATTGACACGCATCATTTGACCCTGCTGGGGCATCGCCAGGTTGCCGCCAACATGACGGCCTGCTTTATCTCTGGGGGCTGCCAGGTCAACTACTCGGGCGCCTATGTGGTCGAGCCGACAAACTTTCGGCACGGCCTGCGAGCGGACAATATCCCGGATGGAACGCCGTTCGTCATAAACTCGTTTATCCAGTCCGTCCCGCTAGTGTCCTTGACCAATGCTTTTTCGGACCAGCAGACAAACATCACCTTCACCAGCCTGACGTCGCTCGGGGCACTTTCAAATCAGTTCAACCTATCGCTGACTGGCCCGGATTATGGCGGCGGTTTTTCCTCGAAATTTGTGCTCGGGAACAACATCACCGGCGGCATCCCGTTCATGGTGGATGCGGCGACCGATCTGGTTACCCATCTCACCAACAATATATTCGGCTCGACCGGGCGTGCGGCGACATTCACGCTGGCGTCGGGCAATCTGACGGATCTCGCGATACGGTTCGACGACAATTCGTCGACTGTGCCGTTGAAACTGCAGAACTATGCGATCACAGCGGCGGCGCAAGGCCTCGGCATCAGTTGGACTTTCGGGGCTGGCGGCTCTCTAGGAGCCATTGCGGGCCGTGTGGACGTCCTAGCAACCGATACCTGGGCGGCGGCGGGGAACCGATCTGCTAAGATTCTCTTCCAGGTTAACCAGGCCGGCAGCATCGGAAATGCACTGCAGCTCACGACAGCGGCGGCTACATTCCCCGGCGCCATTGATGGCGTAACGACCATCGCGCAGAGCGGTGCCTACAACAATACCGCGGGCACAATCCAATTCCTCGGCAATGCCGGCGGCTCGGCCGATGCGCTGACACTGACGCCGTCCCCGGCTCTTACCGCTCTAACCACTGGTGCGATGTTCGTCTTCAAGGCGTCGGCCAACAACGCGACGACGACGCCTGCCTTGACCATCAGTAGCCTTGCTGGTCGTACTCTGGTCAAGCGCGCCGCAACGGCGCTGGCGGCGGACGACCTTGTGAGTGGCGGGTATTATTTCGCGGTTATCCAGGCCTCGACAATCCAGATCATCAATCCCACGGTGCCCTAATGAAACTACTGATCGTCCTCGCGCTTCTCGTTCTGTCCGCGCCGGTTCTGGCGCAGCAGGGCCCTCCGTCGCCTGAAGCGCAGGCCCTTGGCGGAAAACTGATGGAGGAGATCAACTCCAACGTCACGCTGCGCACGGAACTCATCAAGACGCAGGCTCAGCTAAAGTCTGCCCAAGAGGAGAACGCCAAACTGAAGGCGTCGGTGAAGGCCGAGGCTCCCAAGCCCGAGCCTCCCAAGAAGTGAGGGTCCGTGGCCGATACTCCCGCCGCATCCGTGGTGAACGAAGCCCTCCAGCAGATGGGGGGCAACCAGCCCAAGGTCACCGGGAACGCGCCTGACTTTGACGGCTCGACGTCGGGCGTCGCGGCCAAATACCTCTACAATCCGTGCGTCGCTTTCGTCGCCCAGCAGTTCGAATGGGACTTCGCCCGGACCTATGTGAACCTGACGGTGAGCGGCAACACGCCGCCTGACGGCTGGGCCTTCGAATACCTCTACCCGCCCGAGGCGATCCAGGTGTGGCAGGTGAAGCCCGCGACGGTCGCCGACGCCAACGATCCTCTGCCGACGACCTGGGTGCGCGGCAACACGCTGGTGTCCGCCGTGCAGACCGCGGTGCTGTGGACTGACATCCCCTCGGCTCAGGCGGTGGTGAACAACAATCCGTCGCCGACGGTGTGGAACCCCGGCTTTCACATGGCGGTGGTGCGGCTGCTCGCGGCCGAGTTCGCGATCGCGCTCGCCGGCCGACCCGATACCTCTCAGGTGCTCACCAGCACCTCTGCTATGATGGCGGACATTTCCAAGGCGCGAGATAGCTGATGGTTGCGTCCCTGAGTTCGCCCGCCGACGTCGTCAACGATGCCCTCCGGCGCATTGGCTACAAGCTCCGCGTCGGGCGGCTGGATGATGGCTCTGACGCCTCCAACACCGCGCTCGACATCTACGGCCAGACCCGTGACACCCTGCTGCGTGACGGCGATTGGCACTTCGCCCAGCGCGAGGTGAACGGCACGCTCCTGAAGTCGGCGCCGGCGGACTACTTCCCGCCCAACGCCTGGGACGCGACCACGATGCCGCCCATGCCCTGGCGATTCAGCTACACCTACCCAAGTGACTGCCTGAAGGTGCGCTCGGTGCGGCCGCAGCCCATGTTCGCCGTCGACATGACGCCGACGCCGACCCTGTTTGCCGACGTGAACGACAACGGCTACACGACGCCCGTGCGAGTGATCGTGGCAAATATTCCCACGCCGGTGATCGTCTACACCGGCCGCGTCACCGATCCCGCGATGTGGCAGGTGGATTTCACCGAGGCGATGTGTGCCGCCCTGGCCCGCCGCCTGGCACCGCAACTGGCCAGCATGCAAGCGGTGCCGCTCGAGGCCCAGGATGAGGCCGGCGCCTTGCGCTCTGCTGGCAGGGAGCAGGGCTGATGGCCGACTACTATTCGCCAGAGATGATTTCCAACCTTGCGCTCCGTGCGGCGGGGGTGGATTTCAGCATCGGCAGCATGCAGGAGGGCACCAAGCCCGCCCAGGAATGTCTCCTGCACTACTACGACACGATGAAGCAGCTTCTCCGGGCAGCGCACTGGTCGTTCGCCAGGAAGGACGCCCCGCTGCAGCTCGTGGCGGCGGCCGGCGGGATCGCCACCGACCAGAACGGCAACACCATCAGCGTCAATCCGCTGGTGCCGTCGGGCTTCCTCTATTCCTACAACTATCCGACCGACTGCCTGCTGGTGCGCTACATCCCGGCCAACTACTGGAACGTCAACCCGCCGATCCCAAGCGGCAACATCGTACCCAGCGACAACACCGCTCCGCTGACGACCGCGACCATGATCCCGGCGGGCAGTAGCCGTCCCGTGCCGAGCCGCTTCCTGATCACCAACGATCCCAACTACGTGCCCGAGGGAGCCTCCAACGACACGCCCGGTATCAGCCCGATCGGCCAGACACTCATTCTCAGCAACGTCCAGAATGCCCGGTCGGTCTACACGTTTGAGGCGTCCTGGGTAAACCTTTGGGATGACCTGTTTCGCAACGCCATGGTGGCGTCCTTGGCAGCGCAACTGGCCTTGCCGCTGGCGACCGACAAGAAGTTCGGCATGACCATGCGCAAGGACAACATCGCGATCGCCATGGACCGCATCAAGACGGCGCGGGCTTCGTCGGCAAACGAGGGCATCTCCTCCAGCGACCTGTCCGTCGACTGGATGCGGGCTCGCAACACCGGCTCGCCCATGGGCTACTGGGGCGGTGGCGCCGGGTGGGGTGGCGGCGGGCCGGGCTACCTCTACGGTGGCTTTGGACAGATGTGGTTCGAAAATTCGAGTTCATATTGAAAGATGCGCGCTGCGAATCTCCTCGATCCGCGCGACTACGGCGCTTCTATAGGCCGCAAGCGCTTCGCTATAGGTATTGAAAGTGCCAAGATGCTTGCGTCGTTGGCCACCGATGTTGATGCGCGTGCTCCATCGACCATGCTCGAGGCGGATATTCTTCGTAGCGCCAGCTTCAATCGCGGCAAGAGACTTGAGAAGAAAAGCAAGAGAGCGGAGAGGGCGCGGGCGCCCCAGGTGGGCGTTCCGTATTTTTTCTTTAAGCGCCGCATTGAGGGGAATTCCGCGTCTCTTTGCAGCGCTCGTTTCAACCGCCGCTCGCGGGAAAGGTTTTCCCTTCTTCGCTGCAGACATGTTTGCTCGTGCGGTGGCGCTCGCCGCCCTGCCCTTGTGAGCAATTCCTATTTTTCGTTTCGTTTCTTCCGAGTGAGGCTTGCGAAATCCCGGAGTGCCCATGCCGCCTTCGGTGATGTTGTAGCCCTTGGGGCTGAGAGTGCCGTGCGCCGCAATGAAGCGCTGCTCGGCTGCAGACGCTTCTTCGAGAGAATTAAAGATGCCCAGCGTTTCGAGAATAAAAGCATCGGCGCCGCAACGCTTGATGGCCCAGTGCAAGAGGCCGTTTTTCCTTTTTCCGTTAACGGACCAGATGTGATTGGCCCAACGATTCTCGACGGAACCATTCGTAAGGCCAACATAGGATTTTCGTTCTCTGGCGCACGTAACCTTGTAGATGCGCCAGACGCGCCCTATCGTCTTATCAACCATGGAGATGTTCTGCCTTTTCTCTCTGTGGCCAGAGGTGACGAGCTCGTTGAAGCGGGCTCGTCGCTTCGCATTTTAGTTGATGCCGCGGAGGGCGACAAGTGAGTGCGCCCTTCACTAAAGCCACCTTCACCGTTGGCGAATTGTCTCCGTCTATGTACGGCAGAGTTGATTTGGCCAGGTACAGTGCCGCCGCGTCCACGGCACGAAATTGTTTCATCCGGTACGCTGGCGGGCTCTCCTCGCGGGCGGGCTCGCTGTTCGTTGGTTACTCCAAGCAGACCGGGCGGGCCTATCCTCCGCGGCTGCTGACCTTCCAGTTCAACCTCAATCAGGGTCTCTGTCTGGAGTTCGGCAACTTCTACATGCGGGTGATCCAGAACGGCGCCTTCGTGGTCGATCGCACGCTGAGCATCGTTGGGATCACCCAGGCTAACCCGGCCGTGATCACCGTGGGCCCGACCTCGGGCGGCAACACGGTGACAGCCATCAATACGGCGGTCGTGCGCTCCTACGAGCCCGGCGAGCATGTCACCCTGGCCGGCGGCACTTTCTCGAGCCCTGCGGTGGTGGCAGTGACCAACACGCTCCTGCTGGCCCTGGAAGTAAATGACGGGGGCACCGGGGTCTATGACATCGCAGACACGATCTCTCTCACGGGAGGATCCCAGACGACGCCAGCCCAGCTTACCGTCACGCATACCCAGGTGACAGGGGCGTCGATCGCCAACGCGGGCGCGGGCGGAACGGACGGCGCGCAGGTTGTGACGGGGACGACCGGCACGGGCACAAAGTTCACGGCTAACGTCACGATTGCTGGCGGCCTTATTACCTCGGTCGATTCCATTGCCACGGGCGGCGACTACACGGTCAATCCGACGGCGCCGGCGGCGGAGCCTGTAACGGGCGCGGGAGCGGGAGCCCAACTGGATCTCAGCATTGGCGTGCTTGCCTTCACGATCACCAATCCCGGCGTGTTCACGTCCAACGGGCCGGGCACCTTCACCCAGAACACGACCTCTGGCTCCGGCCTGGCGGCGACCTTCAAGAACGCAATCTTCGGCATCAACGCCGCCACCTTCAGCGATCCCGGCGTCTATACGGTATTCCCGACCAATCCCGTCGCCCAGGACACCACTGACGGCATGGGGCTGGGCGCCACTTTCACCTGCACCAGCGCGACGGTGGGGGCGATGGATACCGGCGACTGGATCGAAATCAGCGGCGTCGGCGGCATGACCGAGCTGAACGGCGGCACGTTCGTGGTGACCAAGCTCAGTTCCACGACCTATTCCCTGGCCGACGTGTTTGGCAACAACATCGACAGCACGGCCTACACGGCGTTCACCTCGGGCGGCATTGCCGAGCGCATCTACACCCTCGAGACGATCTACGACGAGGTCGACCTGGCCTTCCTGAAGATCACCCAGTCGGCCGACGTCATGTCGATCTGCCTGGTCAATCAGGACACCAACGTCGAATACATCCCGCAGGATCTCGCGCGCACGACCAACAGCGACTGGACGTTTGAGCCGGTGGTGACGACGGCGACGGTCGACGCGCCCACGGATCTCACGGGCGTGGCGAGCAGCAGCGGCTCGACCAACTATCAGTACGTCGTTACCTCGGTCGACCCCAAGAACGGCACCGAAAGCATCGCCTCAAACATCGCCAGCATTTCGAGTGCAGTAAACATCGCCGCCACAGCGGGCTCGATTCAGTTGAGCTGGACTCCGGTCGATGGAGTCAGTCAGTACAACGTCTACAAGGCCAACCCTGTTTTCGATTTCGCCATCCCGGCGGGCGTGGAATTTGGCTTTGCCGGCACGGCGTTTGGCACGCAGTTCGTCGACAGCAACATCGTCGCCGACTCCTCGCAGGTGCCGCCCAAGCACCAGAACCCGTTTGCTCGCGGCCAGATCATCGGGGCATCGCCGTCGATGACCGGCTCGGGCTACACGACCGCCACCGTCGCCATCACCACCTCGACGGGGTCGGGTGCGATCATCCGCGCGATCGTCCAGAGCGGCGGCATAGCGGCCTACATCGTCGACAATCCGGGCGAGGATTACGCCACGACCGACACGGCAGCCGTTTCGGGCGACGGCACAGGGGCGACGTTGATCCTCAATGTCGGACCTGAGACCGGCACCTATCCGGCCGTGCCGACCTACTTCCAGGAGCGCCGCGGCTACGGTTTTACGCTCAACCAGCCCGACACCTACTTCTTCTCCCAGCCGGGCTCGTTCAAGGACTTCGATACCCGCATCCCGACCCTGGCCAGCGACGCCATCACTGGCAACCCGTGGGCGGTGCAGGTGAACGGCATCCAGGCCATGCTCAACCGGCCGGGCGGCCTGGTGGTGTTCACTGGCCGCGAGGCATGGCAACTCACCGGCACCGGCGGCTCGAGCCTCAATCCCCAGCCCATCACGCCCTCGACCCAGCAGGCCCAACCGCAGGCCTTCAACGGCTGCCACAGCCACGTCCCGCCCGTCGGCATCGACAACGAGATCCTGTACGTCCAGGCCAAGGGCTCGATCGTCCGCGACCTGTCCTACAACTACTTCGCCAACGTCTATACCGGCTCGGACCTGACGCTGAATTCCTCGCACCTGTTCACCGGCTATCAGATCCAGGAATGGGGCTGGGCGGAGGAACCGTTCAAGATCCTGCCGGCGGTGCGCGACGACGGTACGGCGCTCTGCCTGACCTTCGTGAAGCCGCAGGAGGTGGCGGGTTGGACGCGCTGGGATACCAACGGCAGCTTCGTGTCGACGACAGTGGTGACCGAAGTGCCGGTCGACGCCGTCTATCTCGCCACCCAGCGGCAGCCGGTCCAGGGCAGTGCCTACATGATCGAGCGGATGGACAACCGCATCTGGAACTCGGCCGAGGAGGCGTGGTGCGTCGACTGCGGTTTGCGACTGGGCCAGCCGGAGCCGGCCGCCACCCTCAATGTCAGCTCGGCCACCGGCGCCGGAACCATCCCCTCTATAACCGTCACCAGCGGCGGCACGGGCTACGGCAGCGCCACGACGGCGACGGTGGTGGACGATGACGGCGAGGGCCCGGGGAGCGGCTGTACGGTCGCCCTGACGATCGTGGCAGGGGTGATCACCGCGGCCACCCCGACGGGGGGAACCGGTTACACCTACCCCCAGATCGTGGTCTACGACCCGTCGAACAGCGGCAGCGGGGCAGTCCTGACGGCCGCCCTGCTCAATAGCGCGACCGCCGTGGCGACCGGGGGCACGCCCTTCACCTCGGGCAACGTGGGCGACGTGATCCGCTCGGGCGGCGGCATAATGACCATCACCGCCTTCAACAGCACGACCAACGTCACGGTCAACATCACCTCGCCGATCGTGGCGATCACGGTCGACGCCGCGGGTAACCGCCGGCCGCTGCCGCAGACCTCGGGCAACTGGACGATGACGACCCCGGTCACCGAGGTCTCCGAGCTGATGCACCTGGCGGGCCTGACCGTCACCGGCACCTACGACGGCAAGGCCATCCCACCTACGGTCGTACCACCCTCCGGCGTGATCACCCTGCCGGCCGCCGCCAGCGCAGTGACCGTGGGTCTGGGCTTCGTAATGCAGGCCCAGAGCCCCTACTTCAGCGTGCAGGGTCAGTCGGTCGAGGGCCATCGCAAGAAGGTGGCCGACGTGGTCGTGCGGGTCGAGGCGTCGCTTGGCTTCACCGTCGGCACCAACCAGCCGGACGGGTCGACCTTCTCGCCGATCCAGATCGCTCCGGTGTGGGAGGACATGCAGCCCGTGGAGAAGGCGACGGCGAGTTTCAACCGCGCGCCCTACGGCTCCGACGTCGAGCCGCTATGGACAGGCGATTCGAAATTCATCCCGGTCATGTCGGGCTTCGGCGTGCCCGGTCAGGTTTGTGTCCAGCAGGCATTGCCGTTTCCACTCAACCTGCTTGCGTTCATCCCCGACATTCTTCCCGGTGATGTCCCCCAAGTACAAGAGCCCAAGAGCGCCCGGAGTGGCCAAAATCAATAGATTGCCGCATACTGTCGAGGCGACACCGCATTTGGCGTGCGATGCCGCCTCTAACCCTGACCCGATAGGAGCGGAATCATGGCTGGCACCAAACGTACTACGCCCGAACGGCTGCGTGAATTGATGGATTACAATCCAGACACCGGAGAGTTTACGTGGTTAAGGGGACGCGCCCGCACCGCGCGGGGAACCGTCGCTGGGCATAGGTGCCCCGACGGCTATATTTCCATCAAGATAGATCGTGAGCCGAATTTGGCGCACCGTCTGGCGTGGCTCTATATGACGGGAGAGTGGCCGTCGAACGACCTAGATCATAGAGATCTAAATCGCTCCAATAATGCTTGGAGCAATTTGCGCTTGGCGTCGCCTAGCTTGAATCAGGCAAACACGACCAAACGTGAGCGCAATACGACTGGCTATAAGGGCGTCGTGTATTGGCCAAAGAGAGGCAAGTGGTCCTCGTCTATTATGGTGCGGGGAAAACGAATGTTTCTCGGAATGTTTGATAGCGCCGCTGAGGCGCACTGGCATTATTCCGAGATGGCCAAAGAGCACTTTGGTGAATTCGCGAGGCTCCATTGAGCCGCGTCCAAGTTGTTCCCGGCAAATTGCATCATTGTGGTCGCATGGCGCGCGCTCTGCGCTACGAACACTATGCGGCGATGACGCGGGTCGGTGTCGATGCTCACCGCTCGATCCGGGCGAACTTCGAGGCGTCGTATTTCTCCGAAGCTGTACTGATCGACGGCGAGCTTGCGGCGCTCGGCGGGGCTATCGGGTCCAGGCTGTCCCCGTTCGCCTTCGTGTGGGCGGTTCTGGCGGAGAAGGCCGCGCGCTATCCGAAGGAAATCGTGAAACAGGGACGCCGTGCGCTTGCCGAGCTGATGAACGACAAGGTCGAGCTCGTGACCACGGTCGACGTCGGCGATGAGGCGGCGCTGCGCTTCGCGGCCTTCTTGGGGTTCTACACCGAGGAATTCGGCGAGGGTCAGGCGGCCTTCAGCCACCATGGTCGGCGCCGGCTGGTGCGTTACGTCAAGACCTCGCCCGACCTCCGTGTTCCGCACGGCCACAGCCATGTCGTGCGCCTGGGCTATCATCCGATGGAGCTGAGCTGATGCCGCTGAAATTTAAGGCGCCTCCGTCGCTGGACCTTCTGCGGGCGCGGCTTTCGTATGATGCCGAAACGGGCGTCTTCACTTGGCGCAAGAAACCAGGGCGCAGCATGGTCGAAGGAGCCGTCGCTGGGTGTCTCAATCACTACGGATACACGGTCATTGGCGTAGAAGGAGAATTGTACTACGCCCATCGTTTGGCATGGCTCTGGATGACCGGGGAATGGCCCGCCGACCAGATCGACCACCGCAACGGGGTGAGGGGCGATAATCGCTGGGAAAATCTGCGGCAAGCAACCAATCAACTCAATCAGGCGAACAGAAAGCGCAACGCCGGCGCTTTTATGAAAGGTATCACCAAGTACAAGCCCAACGGAAAATGGCAGGCTCAGATCTCCGTTGAGGGCAAACATATAAGCCTAGGCTATTTTAGATGCCCCGCAGCCGCGCATCTGGCTTACGTGGTGGCCGCAAACGAAGCCTTTGGCGAATTTGCGAGGAGCGCTTAGCCATGGGTCTAGCGGCTGTAGGAGCTGTTGCTGCGGTTGTTAGCACTGCGGTCAGTGTAGTTGGGGCCATTCAACAGGGGAATGCTGCATCGGCAGCAGCGCAGGCAAATGCTCAGCAGGCTGCCTATCAGGCTCAAATTGCACGTAATAATCAGATCATCGCTAACCAGCAGGCGGAGCACGAGACCGAGGTCGGGCAGGAGCAGGCGGCCCGCAAGTCACAGGAGGGAGCTGCCAAGCAGGCGTTGACGCGCGCCGGGCTGGCCGCCTCCGGGGTCGACGTCAACACCGGCTCGGCCAAGGACGTCCAGGTGTCCGAGCGCGAGCTGAATAAGCTCGATGCCGAGACGGTGCTGAGCAACGCCCAGGAGAAGGCATACGGCTACCGCAGCCAGGCGGCGAATTTTGGCGCACAGGCGGGGCAGTACGCCTTGCAGGGCGGCCGGTATTCGAACGAGGCGGGCTACGACACGACGGCGGGCTACCTGAAGGCGTGGGGCACGCTGGCCTCGGCGGCGTCGGTGATCCCGTGGAACAAGTTCGGCGGGCAGACGACGGGCGCTGGCGGGACGGGCGACCAGACGATTACCGGCGGTACGACGCCGTCCGGCAGCGACACGCTGACGGCCTAGTAGATGGCTGCCACGCCCTACACTGGCGTCCCGACGACCGAGCCGCAGCCGGCGGCGCCGCCGTTCCAGCGCATCGAGACGCCGCACGCCGAAGCCAATATGTTCGGCGCCCAAGTTGGCCAGGGTCTCGAGCAGCTTGGCGCGGGGTTCCAGCGAGCGTCGGTCGTCTTTGGCGAGGTGGCCGCCGACGACGCCTCCAACCAATACCAGGAGAAAACCAACGCCATCATGTTCGGGGTGCCGGGCAAGATGGTGCTGGGGCCGGACGGCAAGACCATGGTGCCCGATAGCGGCTTCATGGGCCTGAAGGGCGACGCCGCACTCCGGGCCCGTCCTGAAGTGCAGAAGCAACTCGAACAGGCCCGCAACGAGATTCGCAACGGTCTGATGACGGGACCGCAGCTTCTTCGCTATGACGACTTCTCGCGTCGACACAAGACATGGGTCGAGGACCGGGTGGGCCAGCACGCCGATACGCAGGCCAATGCCTGGTACGACCAGGTCGAGAATGCGAGCGCGGCGATCGCCCAGAAGCAGATTGCCGTAAATGCCAACGATCCGCAGGCGGTGCTTGAGGGGCGGGAGAGGCTGCGCGAGGCCCTGGTCAAGAAAGCCCAGCGCATGGGCGGTGGTCCGGAGCTGATTCAGGCGGCGGTGAACAAGGCGGACATGCTGGCGGTTGAAGCCCAGGCGAGCGCCATCGCTGCGACCAACCCGCAGGCGGCCCGCCGCATCATCGAGAACAACAAGGATGCGCTGGGCGTCCACTACGACGAGATGATGAACAGGGTCCGGGTGCGGGCCGAGACGGCGGATGGGCGAGACTGGGCAGACGAGAAACTGACGGGCGGTGATTTCGATAATAACACCGGCAATATTACGAGAAGCGGGTTCAACTACTCTGGAGGCAAAGGGGCGCCGCGCGGGAATTTCGAGACGTTCAAAACCGCCGAGCATGGCGTGGCGGCGGCCTACCAGACTATGCAGGCCAAGGCTCGCGACAACGGTGGCCAGATTAGCTTCATTGATCTGATTGCGGGCAACATTGACCGCGGAGGCAAGGTGAGGGGATGGGCGGCAGCACCCAAGACGGCGGCGGATCAGGCCAATCCGATGCTGAAGGGTAATAACCCGGAGGCATATGCCAAGACGCTTGCGGATGCCGTCGGACTGAAGCCGACCGATAATATCCCGCTGGGCGATGCCGACAAAATGGCAGCGATCCTGAAGGCCCAGAACAAACTCGAGAAGGGTCGACAGACGGTTCCAGACGACGCCTACAAGGGCGGCATTGTGCTCGCATCTGGTGGCTCTCTTCAGCATGCGCCGCCACTGCCGCGGACGCAGAACGACCTTATTCAGGATGCGCTCAACGACCCCGACTTAAACGACAAGCCGCATGCGCAGGCGGCGGCCATCGCCCGCATCAATCAATCCTTCCGCGCCCAGAACGCACGCGAGGCCAAGACCAAGGCGGCCTTCCAGCAGATCGAGGACGACACGGTCGCGGCGGCGACAAAGACCGGCGAGCTGCTGCCCAATTCGCCGACAGAACGGGACTATCAGCAGCACTATGGCCCGGAGAACGGCACCGCGAAGTACGTCGACTTTCAGGAGAAGGTGAAGGCAGGACAAGCGTGGCACAGCCTCCAGGACATGCCTGACGCCGAGCAGCGCGCCTACCTCGCTGACCGCGCGAACAAGCTCGACCCCGTGGCACCGGGCTTCGCTCGTGCGCAGAAGTTCCAGGAACACCTCGAGAAGATGGTCGAAACTCTCCAGAAGACACGCCGTGAGGATCCCGCCCAAGCGGTGGCGCGCAATTCTGCGGTGGCGGAAGCCACGACCCAGGTTGACCAGAAAGACCCGCAGACTGTCCGCAATCTTGGACAGGTCCGAATGAAGGCTCAGGGGCAGTTTGGCATCGAGGGCGACGCGCGTAGTCCGATCACCAAGGCCGAGGCGCTGAAGATTATGAACCCGGTGATCATGGCGTTGCCGGGCGCCAAGCAGGAGGCGCTTGAAAAAGTGGCGGCCGATCTTCGTTCGGTCTACGGCGAAGAGATGTCGATTCCGGCCTTCATCTATGGCCTGCGGGCAATTCACATCTCGGGGGCGGCGGCAGAGTCGGCCGGCGGTGTGCTGGAAGATCTTGCTCGTGGCCGGCCGATCACAAGCGCCGATCGCGACGCAGCCCGAGATGCGGCCCAAGGCAAGGTGATCCAGGACGCCCTAGAGGCCAAGCCAGACTACTCCGGCTGGACGCAAAACTGGATGCTGTCGCCGGGCGAGACGCTGGCGGGCTCTCCCCAGGTGCCCGTCGAGGGCCCCAAGCCCCGCGGCATAACGGCCGTGCCAAGTGATGAAGCGCTGCGCATGTTGCGGGACAATCCCTCGACGGCTTCGCAGTTCGACGAGGCATACGGCCCTGGCAAAGCCAAGGAAGTGATGGAGCAGTTCCCCTGGTACTTCCAGAAGCGCCCCAGTAATGGCCGATGATCCCACCGACCAGATCGTAGCCGATCACGCGGCACTCGATCAGCAGCCGGACGCGCCGCCGCAGGTGCGAGCGCCCGACGACCTGGCCCAGTCCGAGGAGGCGCGCAAAGCCCGTGAGGCAATTCGGCCCTCGATGCCGAAGCCGAAGGAGCCAGAGCCCGCGACGCCGACGCCGTTGCGCGAGACCGGCGTCGAGGAAAACCCCTACGCTCGGTTCATCAAAGGACCGCAGGACAACGGGCCGGACAATCTCGAGCGTACCAAGCTCAACACGCTGAATTCCTACTACCGCGGGACGGTGGCGGGTGCATTGGGCCTGCAGTCCATGGCAGCCATCTACAATCAGGAAGACCCGCCGGACATGGCGTCGGACATGAAGAAGGCCCGGCAGGGCGTGCGCGACCAATACGAGAGCATCGTCACGAGCCTAATGCGCTACGACATGATGCCGTCGTGGAGCGGACTGCCGCAGTTGGGCGCGGCGGTTGGCGGTTCTGTGGCCGGTGGAGCGTTGAGCCCCGAGGCGTTCGCGGGTTGGGCGGCGAAGGGCGCGACGTGGACGGCGCGGACAATGTGGGCGGCGCTCCAGCAGGGGTTTATCAGCGGCGTGACCGACCCAGTCGTTCAGATCCTTAACATCGAGGCGGGCGCGCAGAAGGAATACGACCCGGCCCAGACCGCCGGCGCGTTCCTATTTGGCGCGGGCATGGGCGGCGGCTTCCATGCGGCGGGCGAGGGCGTTGGGCATCTTATTGGCCAGCGCGAGCTTCGCCGGCAGATGCTCGACCTGGCCGACGTTGATCCTTCGGTGGGCTCTTCCGAGCGGGCGCTGTGGCGGTTCGATCCGGCGAACGGCTACCAGGAGCGCACGCCGGAGTTTCCCTACCAGCGCTTCACCGGGCCTGAAGCGACACGCGAAGTGCCGCCCGACCATAGCTTTGCCGACACCATCGCCGCAGAGCAGGAGCGCCTTGGCCCGGAGGGTAGGCCCGAGGAAGCCAAGCAGGTAGCGTTCGAGCAGGAGGTCGGACCGGGCCTTCGGACGCTCATGGAAGAGTATCAACTGCCGCCGGAGAAATACGACGAGGTCGCTCGACACTACGATCGCCAGGAGGGCGAGACGGTCGAGGCGGCCACCCAGCGCGCCATTGATGACTGGGAGGCGGAACTATCCCGCGGCGAGCAGGGGACGATTGATGCCATCCCCGATCTAAAGCGCGACCTTGAAGAAGCCAAGCCGCCGGCATCGAAGGATGCGCCGCCGAAAGACTGGCAGCCGGCACCAGACCAACTCGAGGAGGCCAGGCGCCTGTCCCGTGGCTGGACGCCACGCGCAGCCGAGGGGCCGCCGCCGCAGTCGCTTGTGAACTTCGTGCGCAAGAACGGTGGCTTGCGAATGGGGACGCCGGAGGCGGGAGACCTCCTAGCCCAGGACATCGGCCGCCAGCCGGGATTGCTGCGCAAGGAAGGCAAGCAGGCCGACCAGATGGCCCAGGCGGCGATGGACGCCGGCTACGACCTTGGCCCGCCTGGAGAAATTGGCTCCGGTGTAAACGTCGATCGCTTCATGCAAATGCTGGCTGAGGACGCCGGGAAGCGGGTGAGGCATTACCCGCAAGGCATTGATACCGATAAGCATTTCGAGCTTCAGCGCTACAATGACGACACGCTCAATCACCTGCGCAATGTGCTCGGCGTCAACCCGAAGGGGATGGACCCCCGGCAGATTGCTTGGCTACTCTCGATGGAGAGGGAAAATGTCCGTTCGAGGCAACCACTACAGGAAGAGGGCGGCGGCGTTTCAGAAGGCGGCCGGCCACAACCCGGAGAAGAAGGACGCCCTGCTGGACCTGGCGAAGGTGAACCAGGTGGCGGCGGCGGTGGCGGACGGGAAACACTTGGCCCAGCCCGAGAACCCACAGGAGCCCCCGGAAGAGGTGCAGGCGCAGTTGGCGCGGAGGTCCGCCGAGGGGAGCGCGTAAATTCAGCGGAGTACGAGGCTGCATCAGCCAAGGCGAGTGCGGCGTCCCGCGAATTTGCCGAGGCACAGCGCAAGTACCGCGCCCGTGAAATTGGCGACGATGAATTCCTAGCCGCCAAGGCCAAGCACGACGCAGCACAAGCCGAGTTCGACAGGGCCTACGAAAAGGAGGCGGCTAAGGAGCCCGACCTTATCGAGACGAAAGCGGCTACGCCGGAGGAATTGGCCACGCGCCAGCGAGCGGCGGATAAAGAAGAAGCCGAAGCCCGCATGCGCGGGAAACAGCGTTCCGGGGCAGGCCAAGAGAGCCCCGAGGACGCGCCGCTGTTCGGCGGTGAGCGGCAGGCAGATCTTCTAGGTCTGCGGACCAGCCGCGAAAACAATCCCATGCCGGGCGAGGAGCGCCGCGCGCCGGACCAGGGCGTGCCGTTGCCGAAGGCCGAGCAGCTTTCCCCCGAGCAGGAGGTGCGGCTGCGCTCTCTGCATGCGCTTGCGCTCGACCTGGCCGAGAAGGTCGGCGTGCCGCTGCGGCAGGGCCGCATGACGCTGAAGAAGGCGTCCGGTCAATTCAGCCCGACGACCGGCGTGATTCGCCAGCCGGAGATCGCCGATTTCGAGACGGTCAAGCACGAGGTCGGCCACGCCATCGAGCAGAAGGTCGGCAAGGTATTGACCGACCTGACCGAGCAGCACCGCTACGAGCTAGCCCTTCTCGATTACGACCAGGGACCGCAGGGCCAGCGGGTGAACGAGGGCTTCGCCGAATGGATGCGCGTCCGCATGACCAACCCGCGCGCCGCCCAACGGCTGGCGCCGGACTTCTACAATGCCTTCAATGCCATGATGGTGCAGCGCCGGCCGGACTTGCTGAACATCATTGGCGAGGTCGCCCAGGCGCACCGGGCATGGCTGGAGGCGCCGTCGATCGACGTCGGCGAGGCGGTGGTGCGCAACACTATCCCGGACCCATTGGGCATCCGCGAATTACAGGAAGACGTGAAGCGCGACGGCTGGGCGCCCACGGCGAGCCACGTCATGGGCAAGTTCTATGAAAAGATCCAGGACCAGTACACGCACTATGTCGACCAGTTCGCCGACCTCGAGCGCGCGGTGCATGACCTGGCCGGGCTCAAGTTCCAGCAGCAGGGCGGCGAACTTCCGGTCCACATCAAGGCGTCCGAAGACCCCAGTATCCTGATCCGGTCGGCCCACCTTGTCGGCAACACGGCGATGATCGAATCGCGCTTTGGCATGGTGCCCCACCGCGGGGTGACGCCCGAAGGGCCGGGCTTGGCCCAGATTATGAACACGGCGATCGGCAATCCGTCGCTAATGGGCAAGTGGGACAACCAGGCGATCGAGCGCTTCGACCAGTACGTGACCGCCCGCATGAGCGAGTACCTGTGGCGGCTCTACGACGAGGGCAAGGTTCCCAACCCGCCGTCTCCAATCAAGCCGGGCGATGCGCGCGAGATCATATCGCACTGGGAGACGGCCCATCCTGGCTTCAAGGAAGCCGCCAACATGCTGCAGGACTTCGTCGGGCGCATGCGCAAGAAGGCATTCGACGCGGGCCTGATGGGCGCCGACACGTTCGCCAAGCTGTCCGAGTACGAGTTCTACGTGCCGATGCGCCGCGTGTTCGAGGAGGGCGAAGGTCGCCGGGCGGTCAGCTCTCCCGACAACGCCAAGCTGGCGAGCTCGCCGATCAAGCGCCGCGGTTCGGAGCGCGACGTCGACAGCCCGCTGCGCAACATCATGCGCAACCTGTTCACCCTCGAGCAGGACGTCCGACGCAACGAGATCAACAAGGCGCTGCTCAGCCTGTCCGAGAGCGTGCGTGGCGAAGGCGGTATCTACGCCGAGCGTCTGCCGGCGAGCGAGGCGCACAAGTACAGCGCCCCGCTGGAGGACATGATCAACAACCGCGCCAAGGAGGTCGGCATCGACCCGGACGAAGCGCGCACCATGGTCGACACCCTCCTCAACGGCGAAGAGGGCCCGCTGACCGGGAGCTACTGGCGATACGAGACCGCGGCGGCGCGCGGCGAGCCGGTGCAGTTCATGTGGGAGAACGGCAAGCCGGTTCCCATCCGCGTCATGTCCAAGCGCGCCGGCGAGCGCTACGCCCTGCACGAGGTCATGTCGGCCGCTCCGCCGCCGGTGCTGGACCTGTGGGTCAACTTCATGCAGTTGGGCGCCACCACGCTGCGCGCCGGCATCACCAATTCGCCGGTGTTCATCCTGACCAACTACCTGAAGGATCAATTCCAGACCGCGCTTTCCCAGCCGGGCTACATCCCGATCTTGGGTGGCCTGAAGGGCATCAAGCAGGAATTGGCACAGGACAAGGTCGCGGTCATGCGTGCCTACTTCGGCGGCGTCATGGGCGGCTCGCTGGTCGGCGAAGTGCAGCACAAGTTCAACGCGGACCTTCGCGACCTCGCCAAGCAGGGCTACGCCGTCCGGCACTTCACGTCGTTCCATGGACTAATCGAGGCGATGCAGGTGACCGAGGCCGGCACCCGCAATTCGATCTTTGAGCGCTACTATCGGTCGAAGCTAAAGGAGGGTCTGTCCGAGTACGACGCCGCCTGGGAGGCCGCACACCAGGCCAACGACATTATGGATTTCTCGCGTCACGGTGATCGCATGGCGGTCGTGCGCAAGATCATTCCGTTCCTCAACGCCAACATCCAGGGCCAGGACCGCTACACCTTCCGCACCCTGATCGAGCCGTTCTTCAAACAGATGGCGGGCCAGAATGTCACGGTTCGTGATCGAGAGAATCTTAACCGCGGTCTGTACGCATGGGCCATGGCTGGCGGTGGCGGCCTGGCATTTGGCACAGCTTGGGCGGCACTGAACTGGGAGAAGGACGCCTACCGCGACGCCACGCCGGAAGTGAAGGGCACTCACGTCGTCGTCCCCATGGGCGGCAATCAGGTGTTTGTCATGCCCAAGCCGTTCGAGCTTGGCATTGGCTTCACGGCCGGCGAATACCTCTACGGCATGCTAGCCAAGAAAGACCCGCGCATGGCGGCCCAGATGCGCTCCGCCCTGATGCAGGCCATGTCGCTGCCCAACCCGGTGCAGAACCTTCCTGGCATCACCCCGGCGCTGGAGATGTCGGCCAACCAGAACTTCTTCACCGGCCGGCCGATCGTTCCCGAGGCGATCCAGAACAAGGCGCACCCCGAGCTCGAGTACAACGACCGGACAAGCTCGCTGGCGCGCTACCTTGGCAAACAACTAGGCTGGTCGCCGATGAAGGTCGACTACGCCATGGGCGCCTACTTCGGCACCAACGGTCGCGATCTCATGTCTTTGAGCAGCATGACCGACCAAGACAGCCCGACCGCGGCGCTGGACGACGTTGTGTTCGCGCGCCGCTTCATCAAGAACAGCGAACGCATCAGCGGCCGTGTGCGCCAATTCTGGGATCTCATGGGGGCAAAGAACGGCAAGTATCACGACGAGGCTGCCGCCTATCGCAAGCTGGTGACCGAGGTCGTGAAGCGCGGGCAGGATCCGGCCCAGGCCAATGAGCTGCTGAAGAACATGAACGACTCGGAGAAGGCATACGTCACCCTGCATGAGGGCGCCAAGCGGGACGGCAAGCCGGCGTTCACTGCCGACGACCGCCGCATGCACCCGCTGACCCGAGCCTACGAGGCGGTGCGCGTGCTCAACGGCTTGGCGACCGAGCTGCAGACCAACACGCTCGTGCCCTTCGCGGGCAAGGAGAAGCTGCCGCTGACGCCGGACGCCCGCCGCAGCCTGATTGACGAGGTCCGCACCATGGCCGGCGCCGAGATGCGCAATGCCTTTGTGGTGGTGAAGGAGAAGGGATATGAGGACCGCCAGACCTTCGACATCAACACCTACATGGACAAGATTCGCCAGGTCTCGCCGCAGGTAGCCGATGAGATCGCCAACCGCTACGCCACGGGCAAGGTCTACTCATTCGATGCCGTAAAAGAGGCGTGGCCGCAGATCCAGCGCGAGCTTGCCACGGCCGGCACCGACGCCCGCATCAGCTCCATGACCAGCCACATTAAGGGGGCTGGGTACGAGTTCCGCGGGACACGCAGCAAGGCGCCCGGTCCGGTCCGGCAGCCCATTATCGTCCCCCAGGGCGAGCGCAGAGGGGACATTGGTCCCACCACCCCCGGTATGGTAACTTCGCCGCCGGCACAATTTGCTGAGATACAGAAGCCGCCGGAGCCGGAAATCAGCTTTATGAACGACGAGGGGGGTAAGTTGCAGCACGCCATGCTTCGGGGACGCCGGGTCAACTTTACCCGCCATCCCGAGACCGGGCGCATCGTGGGGGCGAGCTTTGCCTAATACCCTGTTCGACAAGGGCCGCGAGGCATTCCTGTGCGGCGACATCCGGTGGATGAAAGACACCATCCGCGCCGCCCTGTGCTCGGCCATGCCGGATGCGAAAAAGGACGAATATCTGACCGACGTGAAGACCGTTCTGGTCAGCGGCCCCCTCACCGGCAAGACCAAGGACAATGGCGTGGCCGGCGCTGGCAGCACGATTTTCCCCAATGCCGCGGGCGAGAAGAGCGTGGCGGCGGTGCTGTTCCAGGACACCGGCAATCCGGCCAGCAGCCGGCTGATCGCGCTTATAGACACCCTGGGCTCGGGCAAGGATTTCTCGATCGTCCCCAACGGCGCCGACATCCAGATCAACTGGGCGAACGGCGCGAACAGGATCTTCAAACTATGAAAATCTCGGTGCTCATTCCAAGCCGCGGCCGGCCCGAGAGCCTGGTCAGGTCTGTGAGGGCGTTGCAGGGGATGGCCAGCGGCAACCACGAGATCGTCTATGCGATCGGCGCCGACCATGACGACCCGCCCACGGTGGCGGCCTGCATCCCGTTGGGGCCAACCGTGCGCGTTCATGTCCTGAAGCGGCGGGGTTCGCTGGGCCAGATCGTCAACATCCTGAGTGAGCAGTGCCCGGCGGACGTCTATTGCAGCTACGCCGACGACATCGAAATGCTCGAGCCGGGCTGGGACCAGCACATTGCCGACGCTGTCGAGGAGCATCCCGACTGGGTGATGTGGTTCAAGGCGAACGTGAAGGACAACTTCAACACCTACGCGATCGTACCGGAGAAGTGGCGCAAGGCGGCCGGCCGGATTTTCACCGATTACTTTCCGTTCTGGCATGACGACGGCTGGCTGATGCAGGTCGATCTCTACGCGAGGGGTGCCGACGAATGGGTTGCACTCGAGGTCGCCGTTAAAGAAATGGGCGAGACGGCCGGCAAGACTCATCGGCTGTTCGCAAACGACTTTCCGTTCTGGCAGCAGTTTTTCTGGAGCCGCGACGGCGAACGGCTGGAAGAGGCGGCCCGTATCGCCAAGGCGCTCGGCTGGCCAGCCGACACCGCGCTATTGCGGACGATCGCCAAGCCCTTTGCTCAATTTGGCTGGGAGTTGCCGCAGCGGACCGACAGCCCGCTCGCCCGCGAAGAGCCGCTTATCAGCTTCCTGCCCGAAAGCGCCGGCGTGCCGTTCTCGCAGACTGCGTGGCCGACTCCCCTGCTGACGCGGCTCAGCGTCCAAGCCGGAATCCCGGTAAACCTTCTGCCGGCGCACACGCCACCGACGCCGGAGGAAGAGCGCCGGGTCGGCAAGCGCGACATGCTGGGCGATGCGGCGTACATGCTGGCCGAGCTGCTGCGGCAACAGGAAGCCGCCCGGCCGCTCCAGCGCCAGGTGTTCGAGGCGGTCGGCGGGATCGAGCCCGAGGCAGCGATCTGGGCGCCGACGGTCGGCCAAGGCGAGCTCGAGCCGGAGGCCGCGCCCGCGCCGTCCCGTCAGACGCTCCAGGTGCCCAGCATTGCCAGCGAGGAAGCGGTTGGCGCGCCGGAGCTGTGGAGCCACGCCGACGACGTCAAAGACGCCATGGCGGCCCTCCTGCCGCTCCTCGAGGAGCTGCATCGCAAGTCCATTCTTCCATACAGCTAATAGTGTTATAAACCTTCAAGGAGATACCAGATGGCCGGAACCCCAGGCGTAGGCAGAAGCACCCGAGCACAGGATCTCTCCTATGCGGAGATCCCGATCGTCGCCGAAATCGCCTCTGGCGTGCTGACGATCGACCTGTCCAAGGGCACCGAGTTCATCGTCGCGATGGACGCCAACATCACGAGCCTCGTGATCGACCAGGCGCTCCGGGGGAAGGGCAACGCCTTCACCCTGTTCTGTACCGGAAACGGCAGCAGCTTTACCCAAGTCTGGACGAACGTGCTGTGGGCCGGCGGGACGGCGCCGACGCTGACTACCACCGTGAACGGCATCGACATCCTGACGTTCCTCAACCGGGGCAATAACGCCCAGTGGTTCGGGTTCACCGCCGGGCAGGCGTTCGCGTGATTGGTACTTCGCGGGCAGCGCTGCTCGGTGCTGCCGGAGCCGCCGGCGGCGGTGGCTACCACGCCCCTGCGGTGCATTTCGACGGGGCGACGGATATTGCCAACGCGTCGCTGACGGCAACAGATACCAACTTTGTGGCCTTCTCTTACTGGATCAACGTCGCCAATCCTGCGGGGGATTTTCCGACTCCCTGGAGCAGGCCGGCCACGCTTGAGAATGATCATTACCTTGGAGATGACGGTGCTGGTAACTGGGCGCCCAACCTCAGTCTTACGGGTACCGGCGGCGTGGCCGGCTTTACGACCGGAGGCACGTCCCCCATTGCACAATCTACATGGGTTCATGTTCTGGCTGCCTTCGACACAACGAATGGCTTCGGAACGCGCGTCTCCAAACTTTATATAAACGATATAGCGGTTGCGATGCCAGATGTTAGCGGCAGCGGGCTTGGGTTTCTGATTCAACTGGCGGGCGTGGCGTTAACAGTTGGCAGCGATAGTTACTCCGATGATTTCGTGGTGGGCGATATGGCCGATTTCTGGCTCAGTAACCAGAACATTCTCGTTGCAGGCGACATCCCTTTGGCAACGCGCCGCAAGTTCATCAGCGCGGCAGGCAAGCCGGTCGATCCCTCGGGCTTCCCTGCGGGCCTTGTGCTTCTGAGCGGAGACGCCACGACCTTCGCCACCAACCAAGGCAGCGGCGGCGCGTTCACCACGACCGGCACGCTGACCAACGCCTCGACCAGCCCGAGCGACTAATGGCCGAGCCGTCCCTGCTCGATTTACTCGTCCAGCACGAGCAGGGCATTGCCGGCTCCATGGTGCTGTCCACATTCTTCTCCGCCACCTACGCGATCGGGAGCGAATTCGGGCTGAAGAAAGGCGTGCAAGGCGTCTTCATTGGCTGTGTTTTTTCCGGGGCAGGATGGTTTTTTCTGGCGGAGTATATCCATCTGGCCGTCTACTTCGTTGTACTCGTAGCGCTTGGTGGGTCTTACCTCCCTTTCCCCTTAATTCGCGCCTACATACGGCGTCAGGATAAGTTGGCGGACAAGTTGCTGGACAAGGCGCAGACAAAGACTGGAGTGGACTGATGGACTGGATCGCCCGCAACCTGCAAAGCACGCCCTACGAGACCACGCAGGACTTTCTGTGGCGCCCTGTCGGGCACTGGTTCTGGCTCGGCCTGAGTGCGGTGGCGTTCCTCGGTTTCTGCGCCCTGTTCGTCAACCTGATGCACGAGGTCGACAAGCGGCGCGCTGTCGGGTTGCCGGGGCTCGATGCCCTGATGATCGGGCGTATGGGCTGGATGGGCGCGCTGATCATGGCGGCGGGCATTCCCTACAACAGCGGCCTGCAGCCGTGGGCGCTGGCGTTGTTCGTCACCTCCGGCACCTTCATGGCCCTTTTGATAGTGACCCGCTGGTGCGAGCTCCGCGGCTCATTCTGGTTCCGGCTTGGCCACATATTCGGCGGTGTGGTCGGTGCCTGGCGGCACAAGGACAAGCACGGGATTACAGTCCGCCATCGGTAGATTGTCCGCACGCTGGCTGCTACAATCTACGGTATGCCGGCTGACTACAGCGACGACTTCCTTGGGATCCTCGCCCGCACCTTCGACATCGAGGGCGGCATTGCCGACATCAAAGAAGACCGCGGCGGCTACACGAATATGGGAATCACGATTCCCTTTTTGACCGACTACCTCGGTCGGGCGGCAACGCAGTCCGACATTGCCAATCTGACGAAGCCGATGGCGGCTGATGCCTATTGGCGCAACATCTGGCAAGGCCTCAACATCCCGCAGTTCCCGGCGTGGTCGCACGAGACGATGTTCAACGCGGCCTGCGGGTCGATGTACCTGTTCAATCGCATGGTGCGGCAGCTCCAGGGCTACGTCGGCGCCGATGCCGACGGCCAGTGGGGCCCGAAGTCCGCTGCCGCCGGTGCCAATCCGCACATCATGTCGCGCAAGGGCCACAACGACATGGTCAATCTTCTGTGCGAGCAGTACGAGCTCATCGTGAGCAACGACGAGTCCCAGCACATCTTCGCGCTCGGCTGGTATCGCCGTGCCTTCAGGTTGTTTGACTTCGGCTACTAGGAGACGACCCGTGACCATGACCCCGCCCAACCAAGAGCAAATTAAGAGCGCCATCCGCTGGCTGCTGACCGCCGGCGGCCCGCTCGCCTCGATCCTGGTGAGCAAGGGCGCGAGCGCCGATACTGTGAACAACATCCTGACGATCGCGCTGATCGTGGTCCCGCCGGCCGTGAGCCTCATTTGGTCGATGATCGACCATACCGACGCGGCCAAGGTGCAGGCGGTGAATTCGGTGCCGGGCGTCCAGGTGGGTGTCGATACGAGCCGGGCCAGCCAGGCGACTCCCGCAGTCCAGGCAGTGGCCAACGATCCCAAGGTAGCGAACGTCAACCCGCTCTAGGAGGCTTCTAATGATCCGCGCGCTCCTGCTTGTTGCTGCCCTGGCGCTGGGTGGCTGCCAGACGATCAAGGCGGCGAACATCGCCGTCTCTCCGGTCGGCACCTCGGCGGTCGACCTACAGAAGGCGGCCTACGCCACCAAACTCGCCTTTGAGGCTACGCTGGTACTGGCGACCGCATACATCGAACGCCCGCGATGCGGGAAGCCGACGTCGCCGATCCTGTGCTCGAGCCAGGACGTGGTGAACACCATGCGCAAGGCCATCGTTTCGACCGACGCAGGCATACAGGCGGCGGAGAACGCCGCGCGCACGACCGGGCCCGACACGACGATCGCCGTGGCCCTGGTGACGGCGGCCACGCAGTCGCAGGCGGCTTTCAAGCTGATCACCGACGCCAACAAGTGAGGCCGCCATGCTCGCCATTGCCATTGCCCTAGCCAACGAGCTCTCCGCCATCGCCCCGCAGGCGATACAGGCCGGTATCAGCATTGCCGGATTGTGGACCCAGGTGCGGGCGGCGCTCGATGCCACGGCGGCCCCGGATGATGCGGCATGGGCCCAGGCCGATGCGGACGTGAATGCGCTCAAGGCTCGCGCGTTGGATCCGGCGACGGACGACCAGTAGGCCTCACCAGAGTTTGGCGCCATACGGCACAAGGCCGGAGACGCCAACACTCACTGTCCCGATCGGCACGGCGCCATCTTGGGTGTTTCCCTCGACGCCGATGACCAGGCCATCCTGGCCGGGAATCACCATTGCCGTGCCGGCGGCGGCCAACTGCCATATCCCGTTGCGCCGCACCGAGATGTCCTTGAGCAGGACTGGGACAGGACTGGCGATGCCGTACTCCTGGCAGGCGACGATGTTGACGCTCTGGGCGGTGCCCACGCCCATGTCGAAGTTGCCCTGTGACTTGCCGTCGACGGAGAACTGCCAGCGTGTTCCTGATTGAAGGCTCATCTCGAATACGTGGTCGCCAACAGGGAGTTGCGTCTTGGGCGGATGCCCCGTGACCTTGCTGGTTTTGACCAGGCCGCCGTCCTTGAACACCTGCATGAACGGCTTGCCGAGTTCGGTGATACCGACCTGTCCCCAGTAGGCCCCGACGTACTGGCTGATCCAGAACGCACCGGGCGGGTAGTTCCAGGCCAGCGGGACGTTCATTGTGCAGCGGATGCCGTCGTTGGGCTGCGGGTCCGATGCGATTGCGCCGAAGTAGCTCACTGGGGGGCTCCCATCTTCATGCGGTCCCACTGCGCGCCCCGGTCCGGCTTGGCTAGGTTGGATGGCGGCGGCTTGATGGGATGGGAGACGTTACCAAGGACGTGGCAGGCAAGTTCGTGGGACAAGGCACCGTCGCGTGTGATTCTGTTGGCGTCGCTGGCCACAAAAACAATCGCAGGTCCATCTTTGTCGAGTTTGATTGTTCGTCCAAAGGTACCACGAGGAAGGTCGGTGGTGTAGATGACTTCGTAAGGCGTTTTGATTTGGGCACGCAACGCCTCCAATGATTGCCCGCCACACTCACGCGGAGCATCGGTACAGCCAGCAATTATTGGGAATAAACAATAATAAATAATTCGTTTCATGTGGGTGTCTCCTTGTCCGCCAGCGCGGCGCGGGCGATCAACTTCATGGTGTTGAATTTCTCCACCAGTTCGCTGATACGTCCGGTCGTTGCTATATCTTTGATGTTCTCTAGCGCCTCGCTGAGCTTTGCCTCGCGTGCGGTGGAGGCGAGAAGGGCGCGGGCGACAATGACGGCATCGCTGTCACCGACACCTATTGAGCCATCAGGATTGATCGTCACAGATGGTCCATCTGGCGCAGCCAAGATCGCTTCCAACTCTGCGATGGTTGGGCGTTCCTTCTTTGGCGGCTCAAGTATCCTGCGTGCGGCTTCTTCTGGTGTGGTCATGGCTCAGTCTCCAGTGGGTATGTGGCTCGCCTGCGAAGGCTCGCGCCCAGCGATTGCTTCATTGAGTGCGGTGCCGATTAATTCGATGATCTTGCAATTTAGGTCGATTAGCAGTCCTTGCTCCCTGCGAAGGGGATGTGCGATCTTTTCAAATGTCGCGTATCGCGCCATCAACATTCGGTGTTCCCTTTGTCGCTCTTTCTTCCACTCGCGCAGGCTGTTGAGATAATAGCCATGGCTGCTAGTTGCAGTCGGTGATGAGCCACCCCTACTCGCGGGGACATCAGTTGGGGGCGTGGCGTCTGTCATTTGGGGTCTCCGAGGTTCACGCTATCTGCGCCTCCTTGGCGCGCTCCAGCCGAACGCGGACTTCGCTGATGTCGAGAGCGTCGGCCTGTTTCCCAATGGCAAAGGCTTCTTCGGCTATGGCGATGCAGTCAGCATAGATCGCGGCACTCGCGTCCCACGCGGCACTCGCGTCCCACGCGGCACTCGCGTCCCACGCGGCACTCGCGGCCCACGCGGCCCTCGCGGCCCTCGCGGCCCTCGCGGCACTCGCGGCCCTCGCGGCACTCGCGTCCCACGCGGCACTCGCGTCCCACGCGGCACTCGCGGCCCACGCGGCCCTCGCGGCCCTCGCGGCCCTCGCGGCACTCGCGGCCCTCGCGGCACTCGCGGCCCTCGCGGCACTCGCGGCCCTCGCGGCACTCGCGGCTACTTGGCCGCATTCATCGAATGTACCCACCGCCTGACAGAGCGCGGCCTGTTCTGGAAGATTGGCCGCCCGCATGGCCGACGAGACGTGCCGCTGCACGGTCCGCAGCACGATCAATTCAAGGCGCTGCTGTTCGATGGCGGGCGTATCAGCCGAACCCGACAAGCGCAGCACGAACGGCATGAGCTTTTGCCGCCAGTCGTCGGGCATCAGGTCGTTGATGCCGATCAGGTAGGCCGACAGCACGGGCGAGAAACATGGCGGGCAGTCGGTGGCCGACCCGACCTTCTTGTATTCAAAGCCAGCCGCGATGATGGCCGCCTCGTTGATGCACGTTCCGCCATCGGGGCCGGGGAAATCGTGGCTGCCGACGAGCAGCCGCCACTTAATGATCTTTGTCCAGTCGTATGCCATTGCTAAGCCTCGTTGCTAGTTTTCAATCAAATGGGTTCGCTTCGCCGCAGGTCACGCGGCTCGACCCGTATGGGAAACGGTGGCCTGTTTCAGCATCGCCTCGATGCGCCCGAACTCCTCGGACGGATTGAACCAGTCGTCCTTGACGATGTGACCGATGGCGTGAACCTTGGGATGTTCGTGGCGCACGCGGATGGTTTTGCCGGGCAGTTTCTCCCACGTCTCAACACCGCCGATCTGGATGCAGCGATGGATGAAGACGCCTGTGTAATTGCCGAGATAGCGATGATAGTCGTCGCGGCCTTCATCGCCCCATGGCGGCATGTAGAGGACGTAACCGCCGAAGCTTTGGCCGCTGCCGCCATAGTCGAGATGCAGCCACGCAGACAGGCAACGCTCGGTGTCAATTGTCGCGCTTTTGATGAGCGCATTCTGTATTTGGATACCCATTGCAAAACCTCGCTGTCAGTTAGAAACCAAAGGGCGCGGCACCTGCGCGCGAACTCAACTTCACCCGTCGCCTCGCAGTGAGAGACCTTGGATAGCCTTGCGGCCCCCCTCGCTGAACGAGGCAATCCAGGGTCCGGGTGCTTTCCATGCGCCGTTCCAGAAATGCTCCTCCTTGCCTTGGTGCAGCATCCGATGACAGGATGAACAGAGCGGCACGGCAAGATAGTCCGACTTGCGGACGCCCATGGTGCGCAGCCCGAGCCGGACATGGTGAGCCTCGTTCGGCGGAAAGCGATCACAGAACAGGCAGCGTTCCTGCCGCACCCTTGCCAGATGCTCCGGGTCGCGGGCAGGGCCCTTGGCTACCCGGCTCCGCGTGCCGCTGTCTCTCTTGGGCTTGCGCGCCTTGTGCCCGCGCTTCATGGGGCTACGCTTCATCGGACGGTGGCGGCTCGGGCTGCCGCTCCTTGAAGATGACGCCATGCTCGATACCAAAGGGGTAGATCCACTCACATAGAGCCGCGCACTGCTCGGTAGTGAGATCGCTGGTATGGGGCAGCAGGATGGCGCTCGAGTCACCGTAGGCGTCGACGATGATGTCGGGCATGGCCTTGATCTCATTCAGCCAGGTAAGTGTTACCGTGCGCTTCCACCACTCAAGGTCACGCAGCTCGCCGTAGTTTGGCGGCCACACTAGCTGCTCGGAGAGATCGGCCAACAGGGCATGCAGGAGCCTGTTCTGTTCGCCGGTCCTGGTCGGCTTGCTGATCTTCACCTGCATGCCGAGGTCGGCGAGCTGCACGGCGCGGATTGCAAAGGCCCGATCCCGAGGCTCGCGCAGCACGTAGGTGGCGGGTCGGCTCACCCCTCCGCTCCGGGTTCGCGCGGCTCCTTCGCCAAGACCTCACCGTAGACCGCCAGGATGTCGGTAATGCCGTCCTTGATGCGCTTGATGTCGCTCTTGGCGGCCTTCTCGATCTGCTCGTGGAACTTCTCTTCCCAGAGCTTGGCGTGGGCCGGGGTGCGCTCCGGCTTGGCGAGCCAGTCCGACGAGAAGTCGATGAACTCGGTCATGCGGGTGAATTCGGGGAACTCGATGGGCGCGTTCTGATCCTCGACATCGGTAACGGGCGCAGGCTGGCCGGAGGAAGTTGATCCCTCTCCTCCGGCCGCAGGGGGTGCGGCGCCTCCTGCTTGCCCGCTCCCAGACGTCGGCGACTCGGGGGAGAGTGAGGTCGCCGCGCCAGATTTGTTGCGGGGGGACCGCTTCTTGGGAGCGGCCTTTCCCCCGGTAGAGGGTTCTTGGAAATCCTTCGCCTTCGGCTCGGGCGGCGGCGGCTCTGTCGTCGCGCTGCTTTCGCCGGTCACGTCGGTGGGCGCGTGGGTAGTGAACGCGCCGATCTCGTCGATGGAATAGTCGCTGCCCAGTTCCTCGGGGAAAGCGCGACGCAAGGCGGCGGCCTCGGCGCACTTCTCGAGTTGGCCGTTGGCGCGCTTCTCCCACATGCTGTTCGGCACCTCGCAGTCGTTGCGGATGCGGGCATAGGTTTCGAGCCAGAAGACACGCGGACCAGGAAAAGGCACGCGATTGCCGCCGAGAACGCGATAGACGGTGATCGAGCACCACTCGGGAAACTGGACGGTGGCCTCGACCTTCTTCCATTGGTCGCCACCTTGGCCGCGCGTGCGAATGCTGCCTTCGAAATGGCGCTCGATGATGGGGCCAAACGTCGGGACGTCCATGCCGGCATACTGCCCGGTGCGGATCGCCGTCGTGCGCAGTTCGTTGATGCCAGGCCAGATCGTCTCGACCATGGCGCCGCGGCCATTCTCGCCGGCTTGGGCATTCCAGATCGGCACGATATGGACGGGATGCTTGAACACGTCGAGCTTGCGGCGAGCGCAGTATTCTAGCGCCATCATTACCGATGTCTGGCTCTTTGCGGCGGGGAATATGCTTTCGGTCAGCGTGCGCCACCCCTCGATGTCGACCTCGTATTTCTGGAGGATGCCGTCGGCCGGCGGCGCGAGGCGCGGGGGGGCCAGGACAGCAACGGCTTGCGCGGGCGTGGCGATCGTTGCGCCGTTCTGCTGGGTCGGTCTCGTCGTTGTCTGGGCCATAACTACCTCACGACCGTTTCGGTCTTGGCAAAGATTCGGATGCCCTCAATTTTCAGGGCGCATTTCCCATCGCGGTCAGTGTTGGCCTTGATAGCGGCGCGAATCGCTCCGTCGTCGACCCTGAGATAAAGGCGGGGCACGGCGTCCTTTTCGACAATCTCATGCTCCCATGTCGTGCGCAGCGACGCCACGGAGCCGATGGTCGAGCGGTTGCGGGTGAGCTCGGCGGCCTTGACGCCCGCCTCCTCCTTGGCGACCTGGGCGAGTGCCCTGGCGGCGTTGGCTTCGTCCCGCAGGCGCTTGGCCTCAACCTCGTCGCCAGCCTTCTTGGCGGCCCTGGCGGCGCGCTCAGCCTCTTGGGCAACCCGACGCTCCTCGGCGGCGATCGCCTCCCGGCGCCTGCGCTCCTCGTCCGCAACCCGTCGCTGGTAGGCTGTCAGCAGCGCCCCAGCGGCTTGCTTCACCCGGTCGACCGGATCACTCAGGGCCTTGAAAAACCCATCCACGGCCCTCCCAGAGGCTAGGAAGGGCTCTTTGGCAGACACTCGGGCGGCATCGGCGTTCTTGGTATAGGCGGTACACGCCTTCACTGCGTCTGCAAGTTTGGCCGCCGTGTCCTCGTCGTCGCATGACGCCGGCAGGCGGTCCTTCATGTCGACCAGCTCTTGGCCGCGCTCTATGAAAAATTGGTACATCGCCTCCAACTTGGTGCGCAGGATCTCGATCTCTTCGGGCGGCTTGTTATGGCCCAGCATAGCGTCGGTCATGTCTTCCCCTTCAAAACGGCGGCTTCAGCTTCATTAGATCGACGGCTACGCTGGGAGCTGCGTCGGCGTGGTGCGGCGCGTATTTGGTCGACCATTCGGAGTGAGCGATTAGATGCTGATATTGGGCCTTGGTGATCGACTCAATGTTCCTCAAGAACATCCCCTCCACCTCGACCGGCGTGTGATCGCCCTGCAAGATCGCCCGGCTCGTCGTCTCGTTGCGCACGAGGCACTGCCAGGAATGCGAGCGGTCCTGTTCCTCGCCGTCGCGGATCGGCATGCCGAACCAAGTCATCACCCCGATATAGGGGCCGTCTTTGACCAAGCGCGCTGACCAGTAATGGATCACGAGACTTTTCCCGAATGCTGGATCGCCTTTGCCACAAACTCCGGCGCCATGCGAAGGGCGGTCAGCGTGTAGCGGGCGGCGCTGACGATCGAGACGGTGTCGGCGCCGTTCTCCTTTGCGGCGTCCCGGTAGCATTCGAGCAATGCCAGTTCGGCGTTCTGACGTCGCGCCTCCCGCGCCTTTTTATCACGATCTAACTTGGCGCTGCGGCGCGCCGCCTTGAGCGACGCGGTCACGCTGTAGTTAAGGACGTCGCGATAATGGCGATACCAATCCCGCTGCGTCATGGATGCACCTGAGAAAGAGCCCACACGGCCGCCGCACACGCCGCCAAACAGGCGGCGCCAACGAAGCCTGCGCCGAGCCTCACCATGGGGTGGTGCGGATAGCGATCAAAGGCCGTGCCGAGGCACCCCAGCGCACCAAGGGCCATGAAGAAGATAAATCCAGCGATCGCGCCCATGGGATCCATCACAGCCGCCACCCGTGAATCACCAGGAACGCGCCGCAGGTCGCGACCAGAAAGGCCAGCGACATTGCGCAGACGTAGAGGACGTCGGTCATGGCTTGTTCGCCTTGGCGACCCTGTTGTGAACATCGGCTATCAGCGCGAGGACGCTTTCGGTCATCGCCTCTGCATAGCCTTCGTTCAGTTCGCCTTTTGCTTTGAGTTCGTTCAGCAATGCCATCTTGCCATTGGCCGCCTCAACGGCGGAAATCAGTTGTTTAATGTCCAGGCGCGGAGTGGGCATCGGCTTGGGTGCCTTCTCAACTTCTGCAGGGATGCTCGCCGCCTCCCGCTTCATCCAGTCAGGTGCGTCAGTCATCGCAACCACAGCCCGCGGCTCCCCATGACGTAGGTGTATCCACGCTGCCGTAGCCACAGGGCGGCCCACGACGGCGCGAAGTTGGCGAGCAGGATGCCGCTGCGGCTATCTCTGATCTCGACACGATGCTCGATAGTCTCCGTGCCCACGCCGGTCTGGATATGGTGGAGGGAGATCGCGCGCGGACCCTCGAGCGTCGGTGCTGGGCATAGGCCGTCGTTGGCCAGGGCGACTGCGTCGAGGGGGTCGCCGATGTCAGGGTAGCTCATGTCAGTCGTTCCTCGCTCGGGTTGGGCATGGCCACTATAAAAACTGAAAACTGAAAATAGGTCAAGTTGACTTTTGAAAATGACCGCATCTAAAATGGGGCATGACCCAACGCCAGGCCCTAGCCCTAGTAAACAGCCACTTCAAGTCGGATGGAATTGCCGGCATCAAAGCCCTTGCGGAACGGTTGAGGGTGCCGTGGATGACCGTCTACCAGTGGAAGCGCAATGAGGGGGTGCCGCGATGGCACCTCGATCGTTTCAACAGGGCCCTCGGTAAGAGGGCGGCCTGATGGGCCGGCGCGCACAAGAAATACGGGCCGAGATCGCGTCATTGAAGACGAAAATCCAGACGTTGCGCGTCGAGCTCCGAGCGGAATACGCGACGCAGAAGAATGAAATTGTGGTGCTGCGCAAGGCGGGGCTTGGGCTGCATGAGATCGCCGCCAAGCTCGGCGTCCCCTACACCATCGTCGTGAACAACCTGCACCGCGCGTCGGTGCGGCGCCCTGGCAAGAGGCTGTACGACTACAGTCCGCGCCAGCAATGCCAATACAGGAAAGCCCGACGATCCGGCGTGAGCGCGGAGGAAGCACGCGCCGCTGCGGGCATGGATTGAGTTCCAAAGCGTAGTCCAAATCAACTTTCACTGGAGGTTTAGCCGATGGCTCAGAGAGCACGAGGAAAGAAGAAGTCTGCATCCAAGGGCAAGATCCCGAGCAGGGGCCGGGTGGCGACACTGCCGAAGCAATCGAAGAAGCGGCGCGGGCGGGGCGACAACAGCGGCGACCACGCACTGAGCAACGATGACGTCCTGTACCACGGCGCGCAGCTCGACGCGGCCCGCAACAAGATGAAGTCGATTACGGAGGAGCTTGACCAGGCCCGCGGCGTCTACCGCAGCCGGCGCAAGACCGCGAAGTCGGCGGGCTACAATCTCGCGGCCTACGACATCAACGTGAAACTCAAGACGCAGGACATGGGCCATATCCAGGTCGACTATGCTGATGCTGGCCGCTACCTGCGGCTCGAGGGGTCGCCCTTGGCTACCCAACTCAGCCTCTTCCAGAACATGGAAGCCCCGGCGCCCGAGGTCGACGCGCTGCTACAGGGGGAGGCGGCCGGGAAGAACGCCGAACCTGCCGAGAACAATCCCTTCCTGGCTGGCAGCGACAACTTCGCGAGGTGGGCCGAAGGCTGGGCGAGCGGACAGTTGGAAAACGCCAAGACTTTTTCTCAACAGCAATGACGTCGCTCTTGGCGATCGACGCGAGCAAGGCCGTAGGAGTCGCGTTCTTCGCCTCACCTACGGCCAAGCCGCAATGCCAGACGTGGCATGGTCGCGGGTCTTGGGATTCGGATGAAATGGGGTCGTTCTTTTCCGAGTTCGAAAGCTGGCTGATCGACCTGCTGCGCGTAATGCGGCCACAGATATTGGCATTTGAATCGCCCCTCCTATTGCCGCGGCAGAAGGGGCGCGGCACCGATGAGCAACAGGTGCGGCGCCTGATTGGGATGGCGACGATCGCTGAGAAGGTGGCCTATCAGACGGTAATTCGATGCTGGGAGGTCAATGTGCAGGACGTGAAGTCACACGCCGGGGTGCCGGGGCGTCGACCCGAGGGAATGACCAAGGGCCAGTACAAGGATCTTATGACGATCGCGATGACGGCGCTCGGCTATGAATGCGCCGATTCGCATCAAAGTGACGCGGCGTGCGTTGCGCGCGTGGTCTATGACCAGTTGGGGGAGCTGAATGCCGACTGAGCGCAGCCCGCATGGTAAGCGCTTGGACGAGCGGCGTATCCAGGCGATCAAGCGCGCGTGGCTGACGGGGGATGCGTCGACGACCGAGATCGCGGCCAGCTTCGGCACATCGCGCGGGGCTATCCTGCGGCTTGCGAAGGAGCAGGGGTGGCCGCCGAGGTCATCCCCGTGATTCAGTTGCAGAGCGGCGGCGGCAGGCGTATCGTCCACAAATGCCAACGCCCCCGGCAAAGGGGGCGCTGGACTGGTCCGAAGGGTGGCACCCCGATGGACCGGATGGCTGATGTAGCAGCCAATTGGGTAACGATTAAATTACCCGTTTGGTTTCCCTTCGTCCATCTGCACTTTCGGTGCCACGTACTGAGTGCCGGGAGACTTTCCGGGTGCAGCGTTTACGCTTCTCCCCGGTTTCCGGCCCTGCGACACGGGCGGCGTAATGGGTTCGATTGGCTTGCAAGCGCCCGCAGTAGGCATTCAGTAGTGAGTAACCGGCTTGTGGGTGAAACGGACCCATACGCCGGAAATCTTTCATGTCTTTCAGAGTCTTAGCTTTCAAGAGTCCTTTGAACGATCATCACTGAAGCCGCGCGAGGGAAGGGCGATGATTAAGCCGCACGAAATCAGCAACAAGGCCGCCGCTCAGTTGGAGAGGCAGCACCGCACGCGGATGAAGAAAATGCGCGGCACCAACCTGGTCGGCGGGAAGAAGTTCGGACAGTTGGGGCGCGTCGGAAAGGGGTCCAAGGTGCGTGTGCTGGCGGGGGAAGCGCTGGAAGCGCGCAAAGCCGAGATCGAGGCTCGGGCGAGGTCCGAGGGCGCGGCTGGTCCGGCCCATCTACATGACGTGATAACAGCGAAGCTGAAGCGCCAGAAGGCCAAGGAAACGAAGGATCTCCGCGAGCGCGTTTTGGGCAAGCCGATATGGCCCAGCGGCAAGAGGGCGAAAAAGCGCACCATTGCTGAGCGGCCGCCCGTCGCGCCGTTGCGCAAATGCGAGTCCCAGTCCGAGGACGTCTGCCGGGCGCTCGTCTGTCCGCGCCATCGTGGCCGGCTAGCCTATTGTCCGTGGGCACGAAACGGACACGTTAACCACCACTGATACCGCGAGGGCAAATGGCGAATCGCAATCGAGCAGGAACGGCGCGGGCGAAAGAGCGAATCGCGCGGCTGAAAGCGCAGGGGCGTGGCCAATTTCTGAAGCCGGTTTTGTGGGATGGCGAGGCCAAGCCTAAGCGACGCCCGCGTTTCCGGCTGCGGTTTCTGCCGGGCAAGCACGCATGATCGAGCGGCGACTGAGCGCGAGCGTTAGGGCCGCGAGAGAGGCCCGCAAGGCAGCGGCAAAAATCGACGGTCGGGAAGATTATTTTGTCGCCTATTACCGTCATCGCCGCGATAGCGGCGGCGTTCAGCACACGCATTTAGTGCAGATACCGGAGGTGTCGCAGGAATCCGTGAAAGAGCTTTTCAAGACGATTACGTCTTGGGGGCAACCTCATCGGGTGCTGGTGGTGTGCGATAGTGAAAAGCAATGTCGGCTGGCAGCGAGATTGGCGGATAAGTTTCTCCCCGACTATGAAAGCATTTCGGAAGAGCGGGCCATGGACGGTGGCTGGGGGCCGGTATCGTGAGCGACGTTCCGAGCCTGTTTCAAGATGGCGAGCTTGCGCCGCATCCGTCCAAGCAGGTGCAAGATGCCCTGGAAGCCTGGAATATGGCGGCGGCGGCCCACGGCTGGCCGCTGGCGCGAATCCTTGGTCCGTCGAGGGTGAAGGGCTTGAAACGGGCAATCGCGCTCAGCGGCGGCCTAATAGGCTGGAAGGCGGCCTTGGCAAAGGCGGGCGAGTCGTCGTTCTTGACGGGCAAGACCGGCCGAAATGGGGACCATGCGAATTGGCGCCCGGACCTGGAGTTCTTTTGCAGCGAGAAGAAGCTGACCAAGATCTTAGAGGGCGGGTTCGACAATGCTGCGCCGGCTGCCGCCCGCGAATCCTGGCGCGAGAAGCAGGCCCGCGAGGCAAGAGAGGCCGTCGAGCGGGCGTTGCCGAAATGACCGGGTGGACGCTGACATGCCGTGGTGTCGATTGGGTGTGTCCCACTGAGCAGGATGCGCTCGGCGTTCTCTGCTACCTGCGCGATTACGGACGGGAACCGCTCGGCAAGATCACGGTGAACCCGTTGCCTTCCGAGACGATGGCGGGGCTGCTGGCCAAGCTGCCCAATCAACAGGAACAGGGATCGCTTCTATGAACGTGCGCGAACTGCTGATAGCGATGACGGGCGGATTCAAGGGCTTCGACGCGCCGGCCGTGACGGCGATGGCCGACGTCTTCAAAAGAAAACTCGAGCGCTACGAGGGGCCGGAACTCGCCAACGCCTGGGTCGAAGTGGCGGCTTCGTTCAAGGCCACTGGCAACAAGCCCTATCCTCTGCCGGCAGATTTCGAGGACGTGCTGCCGCGTGCAGCCAAGATGCCGAAGGGCAGCGGCCCGGTGCTGGACTTCAAGGCGCGCGGCGAGCGAAAAAGTGCATTAATGGAGGAGTGGCGGGCGAGCCAACGGCCCGAGATCGCCAATATGCTAGGGCCGCGCGTGGCGTTCTGGTGCGAGGCAGAAGTGCGGGACCGGGCGGGGCTGCTGGCCTGGAAGTCGGACGCGCCCACGACGATCCGGCTGGGCGACAAAGACATCAAAAAGATATTCGAGTCGGTGGTGAGCCGAGACCGGATGGATGCCTTCGGGCCTGCGGTGCTGGATAAGCCGGCCTATGGCGAGGTCGCCCGCGAGCAAATGGAAAAGTGCAGAACGATAGTCGCGCGGGGCGGGTATTCGCGGGAGGAGATCGCGGAGCCTGTCGAGGGACGCCGTCCGGCGCACAAGGGGCCGACCGTGGATCTTCGCGAGGATGAGTTCACAGAAACGCCGCCGCCCTGGTTGGACGACGGCGCGCCGCCTGCGGAGGATTACAGCTAGGCCGGGGTAACGCTCGCCATATGCCAGTCGATATTGCGCTCTGGTGGAAACAGGCGCTTGGCGAGGGCTTTTGCTGCATGTAGGGATGATGCTTCGATGATCTTAGTATCAGCGAGCATTTCACGTAGGACGGGCGAGCGTGTGACGGGCTCAAATCTGACGGCGAACCGCATGGGTCACTCCACGATGATAGCGCAGCCGAACGGCCGCGCGGGGTCGATTTCGAGCTGGCCTATGATGAGGTCGGCCAGAACGTCGAGCGCGTGCGGTGTGGCGATGAGCTGCGGCGCGGCGTGCTTGGCGATTTCCAGGGCGGCGGTTGCCAATTCTGCGGTAGGCCAATCTTCCAGGGTGATCCTGCGACCATCGGGCAACCATCCTATCGCACGATGAATCGTGAGGCGGTCGGCTTCGTACTGCTCGGCGCTGACGTTGGGGAGTAAGGGGTCGGTCATGGTTTGCCTTTCTGCGGTTGGTCGAACAAGTCTGCGGTCGTTTTGCCTTTGCGCAGGCCGGAGAACATATCCGGCGTGAGCGGGCAGGCGGCGCGCGAAAGGTGCGTGCCTAGCTTGCCCTGGGTGGCGCGTTCGCGGGCGTGGAAGTCGGCTAGGGTCTCGCCCATTAGTCGCCGCTCGCTATCCAAGCGGCGGCGGTCGCGGTTGCGGTCGTAGGTCACAGAAGATTCTCCATTTCCTCGGTGAGGTTGCCGTCGTCGTCGAATACTGGCACGGGCTCAAAGTCTCGGTCGTCGATTCGCTCCGCATAGAGCGGCCAAGGTCGGCGAGAATTAAGGGGGCGCGTCAGAAGGTATCGCGCCGCTCCGGCAATTAGCGTGAGGTTGGCAACGTAAATGCTGCCATCCTCGTCGCGCTGTTCAATATCGAAGTGCTCTACGTCCTCTTGTGAGAAGCGGGCCGCGCGTGTCCCTGCCGTTTCCATGGCGATGTAAAGTGCGCCATAGCATTTTAGCAGGGACGCCTCGTTGAAAAGATCGCGGGGGATGACACGTTGGTATGTCACGGCCGCACCGTCGCCGTGCTAATGTTGATATTCGGGTCATAGCCGCCAACCTTGGCAAGCTCCAAGTCGGCGGCCATGCGGGTGAGCTGCTGGGCGTTGTACTCGAACATGGTGGGATCGCCTCCGCTCTGCTTCATAAGCCGCGCGGTCAGCCGGTAGAGGTCGGCCAGGGCTGCGGCGTTTTCGGCCGTGGGATGCTCCTGGAGTTCGGCAATGCCGGACTCCGAAGTGACGACCAAGGCCGCGATGATCGCCAACAGGTCGGCGCGGTCGATGATGATGCCGCTCATGGCCGCGCCTCCGTGTGATAGTGGCGTTGCGCTGCTTCAAGCACACAATCCACGTCAAGCCCGTGGTATTGTGCATAGTGCAGCAAGTCGGCCATTAGATCGGTGATGGTGTCGGCGTCGATTACGCCGGGGCCGCGAAAGGCCACTAATGCGCGGCGAGCCATTGCCCGATATTTGGCAAGGTCGGCCAAGGTTGTGTCGCTCATGACTCTCCCCCTGTGATGCCTGCGGCCTCGGCCTGGGCGATGGCGGTTGCGATAGCGTCCCAAGTGTTGATCCCATCGGCGGGACCGCGTGCGAGCCATGGCGCTGCCTGCGGGCAACCCTGCACCTGTCGCAGCGCGGCCAGCATGGCGCGGGCTGCGTCTGCGGTGGCGGGCGCGTTGGCGATTAGCGCCGCGTTGCCTGCAATCTTGCCCGACCACTTGTCGAGGGCCGCGAGGGCGGCGCGTAGCTCGTCGCGCTCGTCAATGGCGCAATCCAAGGGGTCGCGGTGTGCGGTCGGGATGGTGAGTCCGTTCCTGTCCCAGAGATTGCCGCGCTGCTCGCAGTCCTCGGCTGCCTCGCGCGTGCCACAAGGCGCAATCTTGCTGATGAACGATTCGCCGCTGTCGTCGTAGGTGCGCTGGCTGTCGTAGTCGGCTTCCTCGTAGGCGAGCTTGCACGCTTCCTCTAGGGTCGGCGCGCTTACGGCCACGTCCACCCACGCGGTATTGTGCCATTCGATGCGTGCAACAAAGTGCTTTAGCTTCTGCTTGGTTTCGGTCGTCATTGTCTGTCCCTTTCGTTTGTTTTTACGCTTGGTACTCAATGCAGCGCGCTCGTGGGGAGTGCGCTGTTAGGAGTGCCATGGCGGTCCCTTTCTTTGTTAGGCGATGCGGTTAAAGGTGGTTTCGCCGTCGTCGATAGCGGCGGGGTTGGTTTCGCCGCGCTCGGTCTCGGCCACAAAGGCGCGGCGTTCCTCGGCGTCGGCCAGGGGATCGTCGGGGCAATCAAGTGCCATGATCGCGCGGGCCTTTTCGATTAGGCTCCGTAGCGTTTCCTCGTAGTCGGATGCTTCGGGGTCCATTGCGGCAATGTCGCGGACCATCATAAAACTCTGAATCTCTTGCTCTTCCATGTGTCGGTTCCCTTTCGTTGTGATGCTCTAGCGCATCGCACTAGACCGGCCGGAGTCGGTCTAGGTCGCTGGGCTAGAGTCGGATCGGCTCTCGGTTGACCACGGTATAGACGCGCGACAGGTCGATGCGGGTTAGCTGGTAATGCGCTACCAGCGAGAGAGCGCGCCAAATGTAAGTATTGATCGTCATGGGCCTATCCTTTGTGAGTGTGCCAAGTCTGGCCGTTGTCGTGGCTGTGATGGCCGTGGGCTACGGCCTGCCGGTTGACGCTGCGGCCGCTCAATGCCTCGGCCGCTGCGATCTTCGCTTTTGCCAGGGCTGAGCCGGTGGCCATGACGCGGCGATACATGCAAGCGTCGGTGACTCCGTCGCGCTCCTGGTCCGTGAGACCAACAAAGGCGACTCCGCCCGTGGGGCCGATATTGACCCGCACGCGGTTGGTGGCGAGTCCCTGGGCCAGGGTGGCAACGGCGCGGCGGATTTCTTCGGCGCGCTGTTGGATCGTCTGGCGGGGTTTTAGCTTCGTGTCGCAGGGCATGGCTAAGCCTCCTGGGTGAAGTGAGCCGGGAGGAGATAGGCGGCGTCCCAACGCTGGCAGGCGCGGCGCATGGCCGTGCGGAAGCCGTGGCGATAGGCGGCCCGTTGTGACCGGCTCATGCGGGCGGACTGGTCCGGCCGTCCGGCGCGGCAGTCGCGCGCGCCGTGGGTGTAGGGGTCGAGATAATGAGACATTGGCGGTCCTTTCGGTTGGATGCGGGAGCGCATCGCACTAGCGCCAGGGTGAACCGGCGCTAGGTCGCTGCGTTGCCTACAGGAACAGGGCGGGTTGAGCCGGGGCGGCCTCGGCCTTGACCGGGGCGGGGGTGGTATCCAAGTCGAGGGCGCGGCCGGTCACGGTCGGGGCTGCGATCTCGGCGGCCGGGGTGTCGAGATCAAGGAAAGCCGTGCGGCTCTCCGTGATGGCGCGCAGGGCGCGTTGGTCAATCTCGACGGCCGCTGCCTCGCCTGCCTTGACGATATTCCGGGCGGCGTCCCTGGCGGTGCTGATAGCCTTCTCAAGGCGCTCGGATGCCTCGGGGGTAATCATGCTGCCGAGTGCCTTGGCGCGCTTGGCTGCGTCCCTGATGGTCTCCACATCGAGGTTTCGGACTCCCTGCTCCATCCGGTTGAGGAGGTCCGACACTTCGGAATTGATGGCGCGGACTGCCTCCACGTCATCCTGGGCGATGCGGCCTGCTATCACGTAAACCTGGACCCGAGTCAGGGTCGCGCGGCTGTTGAAGTCGTCGGCCAGGGCGCGAGCCTCGGCAATCGCCTTGTCCAGCTTGTCGGCGTTGGTGTTCGGGCAGAGCAAGCCAAAGCTGCTAGCGGCGCAGCAACGGGCAATGAGGGTGCGCGCCATGCTGCGAACCTTGCCCGCTTCCTCGTATTCGGCGGGGTCGGTGATCGTGCGCTCGGTCTCCCATTTGGCACGGCGCGCGCCGTCGTCCGTGGTGTGTTCGGTTTCGATGTCGCGGCGAATATAGTTCGCGTTGCCCGTGACTCTGGTATTCAGCGATACCAGCAAGCCGGGGCGGAGTGTCGTTACGGTCATTTGTCGATTCCCTTCGTTGTCCAGCGTGAGCGCTGGGGAATGGGGACGCCAATGGCGCGTCCCCATGGTCGCAAAGCTCACAAGTCGATGGCGCGTCCCTTGGGCTGAGTGCTGGCCTTGTCGGCCGTGGTGGCGGAGCGGGCGCGCCCCACAGCCCATTGGCGCAGCTTGGCGATCTTCTCGGCGGCGGTCTTGGCCAGGGGGACGACCGTACCAGCGGCCGCGATTAAGTCGTCCGTGGTGATCTCGCGGGCGTTGTCGGCAAAAGCCGCATACATGGCGTCCGGGACGATAGCGGCGATTTCTGAGCCGGTGAAACCGTCGCAAGCTGTGGCTACGATCTCTAGACCGTTGACGGTAGCGCCCTTGCGGGCGTGGCTGCGCAGCGCGGCCTTTAGGATGTCGGCGCGCTCTTGGGCGTTGGGTAGATCGACGAAGAACACTTCGTCGAAACGTCCCTTCCGCAGCAGCTCGGGTGGGAGCGCTGATACGTCGTTAGACGTTGCGACCACGAATGCTTGGCCTTGGCGTTCTTGCATCCAAGATAGGATGGCGCCTAGCGCATCGCTGCTAACTCCACCGTCTGCGGCTCCCTGGGTGGCACCTGCCAGGGCCTTTTCGATCTCGTCCAGCCATACGACGCAACGGCCGATAGCCTCTATGACGGCAAAGGCCTTGCGCAGATTGCCCTCGCTCTCGCCCACGAATTTAGATTTAAGCGCGCCCAGGTCGAGCCGTAGCAGGGGCACGCCCCATGCCGTGGCGATCGCCTTGGCCGTGAGGCTCTTGCCACATCCGGGGACGCCAACCAGGAGCGCGCCTTTCGGGGCGGGCAAGCCATAGGCGCGAGCCTGCGGGCTATATGCGCTCTTGCGGCTGGCGAGCCATGCTTTGAGTTGGTCCAGTCCTCCCACGGCGTCCATGCCACCTGGAAGCGGGTCGAACCATTCGATTACGCGCTCGCGGGCAATGACTCGCTTTTTCTCCTTGGCTACGGTCGCGGGTTCGATGGTGCGTGTCTGCACCAGGGAACGGGCATAGCAGGCGGCCGCCTCTTCGCCGGTCAATCCCACGGCCGCGTCGATGGCCGACTCGCGTGTACCATTCGGGGCCGCTGTCGCCTGCATTTCCTCCGGGAGGGACGCAATGGCGGCGTCGAGTATTGACGCGATTTCCTCGCGGTCTGGAAGCGTCCATTCAATCACGGTGGCGTGTCCAGCGAGTTCGGCGGGGACGTTGGCAGTGGGTGAGAGTATGATAACGGCCTGGGCGCGGTCCCTTGGGGTTGATGGCAGGATGCGAGCAAGGTTGCGCAGGGCGCGGCAGGTAGCAGCCCCGCTGATACCGTCCAGCCACACCGGCAGATCGCGCATGATCCAGACTCCACGGTCGCTGCCATTGCTGGCGCGGGCTGAAATGACTCTAAGCGCTTCGCCTGGGTCTTGCGCGTCCGGCTGCGAGCCTGGGCGCGGGCCGCTGATCTCGGCTACGCCCTGGGCCACATCCCAAGTCCGGGCGATGAATCCAGCGCTCGCCGCTGCCTCAAATAGGTGGCTCTCGACTCGCGCTTCCTCGCGCGAAACAATCCAGAGCAGCGGATTGCGAGCACGCAATAGCGCGCTCACATCGGCTGCCAGGAGTTGAGATCGTGTTTGCATTGTCTGTCCCTTCGTTGGTTATGATGCTGAGCGCATCGCACACGGTCCCCAGTGGGGGCCGTGGTCGCTGGGCTAGCGGGCGAATTCAATGCAAACGACAACGCCAGTGCGGCGGTAGATTTCATTCGCGACCTTCACGGCCTGCAAATAGGTGAAGCGCTTGCCACGGCCTGCGACGGTGAAAAGCTGCTTTGTCTGTGCCATCTGAGGGACTCCATCGGCCAGCGGGATTGCGGCCCAAGGTGTCCCGTACACGAGAGACTCTTGTGCGTCGCCGTGACCGATTGTCGCAGGCTGTTTAACGTTGATTTGGCTACCTTTTAGGGCCATTGTGGCGCGTGTCCTCCGCTCCCAAGCTTTTCGCAATCTATGGTCTGTATTGTCCTGAGACCGGGGCGCTGCGATATGTCGGCATGTCGGCGCGCCCATTGGATCGGCTGCGGCGTCATATGCGGCCAGCGCTTGAAGCCATGCGCTTGCCCGTCTCGCGTTGGTGTCGCGACCTTGTGGCCAAGGGCCTAGCGCCTCGCATGGAAGTGTTTACTTGGGCGCGTGACTGGGAAACGGCGGAGCGGCGCATAATCGCGGCTCATCGCAAAGCGGGTGCGCCTCTGCTCAACGTGGCGCGGGGTGGTGTCGATATTCCAGCCAACCGGGGCAAAGCACGCGGTCTATCCACGCCCCATTGGCGCAAGATCGTGGGTCACTTCGTTTGGGCTATTGGCATGGTGAGCGAGCCATACAAGCATATTTACCGCGATCTATTGCGCGCCACAGGCCGCGTCCGTCGCGCTATCCTCCTCAAGTTCGGCCCGGACGCCTTAGCCTTCTATGACAAGGCGTTTCACGCCCAAGTCGTCCTACGCCAGCCCCTAGCGTGGCGGCCATTGCCCGGCTTCTTCCTCTAGTCCATCATTGCGCCTTATGGCAGCTACAGCACTCGGCAATCGCAAGCGCCACATCAAGCACGAGCCGATGCTTCCCGTAGCCCAGCGCACCGGGCCAGGGCGCAAGAGCCTATATAAACCCGAGTATTGCGACATTGCCGTAACACTCGGAAAACAAGGCAAGTCCGTCTCCCAAATAGCGTTAATCCTCAACGTTGACCGCGCCAGCATTAATAGGTGGGCGGCTGACAATGAAGAATTCGCGCTTGCCCTATCGCGCGCGAAGACATTTGAGCAAGCGTGGTGGGAGAAGAAAGCCCAGACATCACTGGGGCGTAAGCATTTCCAAGCGCAGCTATGGCGTCATTCTGTGGCTGGTCGCTTTGATGATTACCGCGAGCAACGCGACGCTGGTGCGAGCAATGCCTTTGACCTAGGCGCATTCGTTGGCGCGCTAGCCCAGGCGCTACAGGCTCCGGGCGACAAGGCAAAGCCGACAAACGTACTAGATGTGGTGCCAGACAAGCCGAAAGGCTAATGTTACAGAGTGCAAGTATAGCTAAGTGCTTGCGGCGCAAGGCATAACGGGCCGCTACCGTTATAATTGATATTATGACAAATAGACTCAGGCCAGCAGCGCGCGTGCTTGCGGTGTGGGAGATTGCGCGAGGGAAGGCCGCCGCTCGCAATCAGGCCGCCGCAGATCGACTTCGGGGGGCCGCCGCCGCCAAGCCCGAGGCCGTAACCTGCCTTCTCTCACAGCTCTCGAGTAATTTCTGTAAAAAATATATAGGAAACTAATTTAGCATATGCCATATATTAAACATGGCGGGTGTGAGGCTGTGTCCGCGGTGCGGGAAGAATTTGGCGCTGGTTGGTGTGGCGCATAACTGTGTTTCGCGGGCGGGAGGTCGGGATGGTGGATCGGTGGGACGTTCCGTCTCTGGCGCGGGTTCTCGAGATGGCGATCGTGGAGGGCCATCGGGCGTCGCGAGTAGAGGGGTTCGGCCGAACGCCGATCGACCGGCTTCATCTCGCGGTACTGCTGGCGGCGGCAAGGACGGTGCTCGAGGGGATGGTTCCTCCGGAACTCACGCCGGAGCAGGCAAAGTTCAAGGCGGTTCTGGAGGAGCTAAGAAACCCGGTCGACCGAAGGGGCCGGACAGGCGGGCTGTCCTCGTCGAGCTGGAGTTGGGACTGATGGCGAAGCTGGACGCTTGGGCGTCGGCGCGGGGTCACAGGCGGTCCGCGGCGATTCGGGTGCTGTTGGAGGAGGGTCTGAGGAAATGAGGGCCGACAATCTCGCGCGGGTCTTGCTGTTCATAGCCGGGGTTTCCTTCGCCCTATCGACGGCGGGAGCCAACATGGTTTTTCTGACGGGGCCGGACCGGCCGCTGTCGTGGCTGTTTGGCTGCGCCGGTGGTCTTGCATTGGGTCTGGCGGCGTCGCAGTGGAAGGGGCTGAAATGAGGTTCCGGGCGGGTCGCTATGTCGCCGTGGTGTTTCCTCGGGCGCAGGACGGCCAGGCGACGCGGCTCGTGCAGCTTCACCGGGGTGGGGGCGATGAGCAGGCGGCGGAGATGGCCGTCGATCTCGAGGACCTGGCGGATCTCCGGTATCTGATCGGGCGAGCGATCGCGGCGCACCGCGGGGATGAGGAGGGTCTGAAATGAGCCGACTTCGGGCGCTGCGCAGCGGGGTGCTGACGGAGTTCGAGTTCGAGAACATGGGCGAGGTTCGGCCCGGCATCTTCCGGTCGCGCTTCGAGGTTCTTGGCGGCTGGGCTCGCTCGGACAGCCAGTCCGCAGATCCCGACCGCCGGTTGGCGAAGGACATGATGGTCATGGCGCTGAACGGCTACAGCACGGCGAGCTTGGAAGTCTTCGAAAACGGCGGCTGGTCGCAACTGGGGAGAGCGAGTATGAGCGGGATAGGCGGGCCGCATCTGACTGGGGTTAGCGGGTTTGGCCCGGTGGGCCCCGCGGGAATTATGATGGGGCCCGCCGTGCCCCCGCCCTCGTCGTTCCACGCATGGATGCGGCCCGATCCTCGGGTGCCCGACACGCTGGGCTGGCGGGAATGGCTCTGGAACGGGGAGAGGCTGCGCAGCCCGGTGCGGTCTACCTTCTGGCCGACGGCCGAGCTCACCGCCGAGACCTGGACCGACGAGGGCGGCGTCCGGGGCGAGGTCGGCATCCACGCCCATCTCGTGCCCAGGCACTGGAAGGTCGTCAGCGAGCTTGGCTCGGACAGCACCGTGCGGGTGGCCGGCATCGTCGAGCGCTTCGGGCGCTATGTCCTTGGGACCGAGGGCTGGCGCGCCGAGCAGGCGGTGATCCGCGAGCTCATGGCGCCGTCGACCGAAATCGGCCTGGCGCTCGAACAGGCCTACCCCGACGTGATCGTCCACTACCCCGATCAAACCGACGAAGGAGAATTCAAATGGACATCGGAAAAATCGTCCGAGTTGGAGAGAGGGAGCCGATCCCTGCTGCCGTCGAGCCGCGCCGCACCGGCGCCCCCTCCGCCCCCGGACCGGAACCAGATCGTCGCGATCGCGCCCCTGGGCACGACGCTGACGTTCCCGAGCCACTTCACCCTGACCTCGTCCCCGCCTGAGCCGGTCACCATGACGGTGCCGAGGGCGGGTGCGCTGGTATTCGGCGTCCTGGCGACCTCGGCGCTTCTCTGTTGGCTGATCGGGCTGCCGTCGTGAGTGCTTCACATGAAACAATGCAAGACGCCGATAGGCTGCGCGAGGCGATTGCGCGCTGCCGCCGCCGCATTGGTCCGCGAGACAGGTGGTCGGCCGTAACCGAGGTGGGCACCCTTGAGCTTGAGGACATCATCGCGGCCGCCGAGAAGACGCTGCCGCCCAGGGTCCGCTACCACGTTTCGTCCAACAGCGTGCCGTCGGGGATGTACCTCGACTCGCTGGAAGAGGCGGTCGGCGCGGTGAAGTATTTCGTGCTGAACGGCAAGGTGGCGACCATGCGGCAGGTGACGGGATGAGCCCAACGGATAAGCAAGTCGCTCGGCTGCCGCGGTGGGCCCAAGCCTACATCCACGGCCTTGAAAGCCGGATCGAGCGCTCTGAAACGCCGCTGAAGATTGAGGCGGGTGTCGTCCAGGGCTTTGTCCTGACGCGGGCCGAGGTTCGATGTGCCAGGATGGTAGCCGAGTCGCAGATGCGGCGCGAGGTTGCCGACATCGTGCGCGGGCGGAAGCCATGATCCCCGAGTACGTCTACTGGCTGATCGCTGGGGCGGCCCTTGTCGTCATCTACCTCGTGATCCGGAGCCGGCCGCGATGAGCGATCTCGGCGTTCTGTTCGTTTGTATAGCGGCAATCGTAATCGCGTTCATCATCGCCAATGCGTGGCTGGATTCGAGGCACAAATGACCACCATCCGCTCTCTCCACAAACGCCCCGCGGTGTTCCGCCTGCCATCCTACAAGAAGGTGCATACGGTGCCGTCGATGAACTACAACGCCTCGACGTCATCGCGCCAGCGGATCGAGGACAACACCCCGGTGCTGCGCGACACCCGCGCCCTGATCGACCGCATCGACGCCTTCCTGCGCGGGACACGCCCGTGACCGGCGACGACCTCGAAACCCAGAAGCGGTACTCGACCGACCCGCGCTACCACGACAGCTTTTCACAACAGGAGAAGACGATGCACCCCTCGACCTATGAATATCTGAAGCCGACCGACGCGCAACTCGAGCAGATGGCAAAGGTTCGCGCTGCGGCGAAGGCCTACAACGACATCCTCGACGCCGAACTGCCCGACGGTCCCGACAAGACATTCGTGATCCGGGCCCATCGGTCCAACGCGATGTGGGCCAACGTGGCGATCACACGGCTGCCCAACGGCACCCCGCGGGAGTAAGCATGACCTGGGCCGACGTCTTTCCGGTGATCATGTGGCTGCTGCTGATCGTGGCCGGCCTGATGATGGTGGTTCACGGATGGCGAAGGTAGCCGACCCTGAATCCGCCCGCGTCGTCAGCCTGACCGACGGGGCCAAGAACATCGGCTATAACTTGGCCCTTGCTGATCTCGCCGGTTGTGTCGCCGAGCTGATGCGCCGGCGCCGCATCGCGGGCATTACCAGCGAGAACTACTCCGCCGCCGTCAACGACATGCTCGCCATCATCCAGGCCCTCATGGCGCAGCACCGCAAGAAGTAGTAGGTTGCGCCATGCAAAGGTGGCTTACCCGGTGCCGGAGGCCTTCGCTCCGCGAACTGGTCACGCAACTCCTACAAAAGGTGGATAAAATGGCGACAAAAGAAGAGCTCGACGCCGTGGCGACCCGTATTGCTGCCGACGTCAGCTCCGCAGTCGACGAAATCAAGGCGCTGATTGCCGGCGGCACCGGCAGCATCAACCCGGCCGACCTCGACCCGATCCTCGCCAAGCTGAGCGCCGCCGCGGACGCACTCGAGGCCGCGCCCAAGGCGCCGTGACCGTCGACCAGACAACGCGGTACCTCGATATTCTCGAGCGCCAGACCAGGGTGCTCGAGACCATCGCGGAGTATCTGGCCAAACTGGCTAACCCCCAAGTCGTGCTGCCTGAGCCGATCCCGCCACCCCACCCACCCCGCCAGGCCGTCGCCCCCGCCCGCAAGGTCAGCGCATGATCGACACCTCTCGCCGTAGCTTCCTGTTCGGCGCCGGTGTTGCCTTCGTGGCGGCGCCGGCGATCGTGCGTGTGGCCGCCCATCTCATGCCGGTCAGCACGAACGCGCTGGCGCCATATCCATATTCAGTGGACGACCTGGCGTTTCTGGAGGGCATGGGCCAGACCATCGAGCAGACGATCTGGTATGGCAATCCAGACGTCCTGCCGGTCCGCTACAGCGGCTTCGCATGAGCCGCGTCGACAAGCGCCTGGTCGAGGCCGGCGCCCGCTGGCGCCAGAACCCCGCCGCCATGGTGCGCGAGCTGTTCGGTGTCGAGCCCGACCTGTGGCAGATCGACGTGCTGGAATGCTTCCCGACCTCTCCGCTGCTTGCCATGAAGGCCTGCAAGGGCCCTGGGAAGCTGCAACCGAAAAGCATGATGTTGGACACGCCTGATGGTCCGCGTCGTTGGGGTGACCTGAGAGTGGGGGATCGACTATTCGCCGAAGACGGTTCTCCAACTCGGATCAAGGCTGTCTACGACAACGGTGTAGTGCCGCTATTCCGAGTGATATTCGACGACGGGTCTTCAACGCTCGCAGGCGCAGAACATCTGTGGAAGGTGCGCGGTCATCGGGAGCGCGAGCGCCGGCGTGTGCGGGGCAAGACCACTGAAGAATGGATAGTGATAAATACGGCGGAGATCATCCAGCGCGGCGTGCGCAGCAGCAACGGCAAGTGGCAGCAGCGTCAATTTGAAATCCCGCGGCACGGGCCAGCACAAATCGCGCATGCGGAGCTTCCGCTGGATCCGTATGTACTAGGCGTATGGCTTGGAGACGGATCGAAGAACAGCGGGCAATTCACCGGCGTAGACTCGGACGTCGATGCTGAAATCGTCCGCCGTGGTTACGAGATCGGGAATAAACGAGATGGCAAGACAGCAACTATTTACGGGATTTCTGGAGCCCTTCGGTCTCTAGGAGTGCTGATTCTGGGAAGTCACGAGAGATACGTTCCACAGGCCTTTAAATATTCATCCATCCAGCAGCGCACCGACTTGTTGATGGGCCTCATGGATACCGATGGGTGCGTGGCGACGGATGGCCATTGTGAATTCGGCAGTACCTCTCGCGCCTTGGTGGATGACGTGGCGTGGCTCGTTCGGTCGCTGGGCGGCTGCGCAACCGTCAAAGCCAAGGTGAAGCGAGGGCGCTACAAGGATTCCGCTGGCGATATTGTCGAGTGTCGAGACTTCTATCGCCTGACCGTGACTGTTCCGTTCGCGCCATTCAAGGCGTCGCGCAAGAGCGTTCGCTGGAAGCCCAAAGACAACAAATCATCTGACCGCTACATGACGCGGTACATCGACAGAATCGAGCCCGCTGCCGCGGAAGATTCCATGTGTGTCGAGATCGACCATACATCCCGATGCTATCTAGCCAACGATTTCATCGTGACGCACAATACGACCGTGCTGGCGTGGCTGGCGTGGAACTTCCTGCTGACCAGGCACAATCCCAACATCGCCGCGACCTCGATCTCGGGCGATAACCTCAAGGACGGTCTCCTCAAGGAGATGTCCAAGTGGTACGCCAAGTGCCCGCTCCTGCAGGCCGCCTTCACCATCACCAATACCCGCATCTTCGCCAAGCAGGCCGAGAAGAACTGGTGGCTCTCCTTCCGCACCTGGCCCAAGAGCGGCGACACCCAGTCCCAGGCCGATACCCTGGCCGGCCTGCACGAAGACAACGTCATGTTCATCCTCGACGAAGCCGGCGGCATCCCGCCTGCCGTCCTGGTCACCGCCGAAGCCGCCCTGTCGTCCTGCGTCGAGGGCCACGTCCTGATGGCCGGCAACCCGACGTCCCTCGACGGCGCCCTCTACGCTGCCGAAAAGGAAAGCACCGAGCGCGGCGGCAAGTGGCGCACCTTCTCCATCACCGGCGACCCCGAGGATCCCAAGCGCGCGCCCCGCGTGAAAGAGGAATGGGCGCGCGACCAGATCCGCAAGTACGGACGGGATAATCCGTGGGTGCTGGTCAACGTGTTCGGGCAATTCCCGCCGACCTCGCTCAACACGCTTATCAGCGAGGACGAAGTCCGCGAGGCCATGCGCCGCATGTACCGCGAATGGGATCTCGGCCATCAACCCAAGATCATCGGTGTCGATGTGGCCCGCCAGGGCGACGACGCCTCCGTCCTCGCCCGCCGCCGCGGCCTGCAGATGTACCCGTTCAAGAAATACCGCAACCTCACCGGCATCGAGGGCGCCTCGATCGCCAACCGGCTGTGGAACGAGTTCGGCGCCGACGCCATGTTCGTCGATGGCACCGGCGGCTTTGGCTACACCTGGATCGACCAGCTTTCTACGCTGGGCCGCACTGCGATCCCCGTGGGCTTCGCCGACGAAGCCCGCGACTCGGTGCGCTACTACAACCGCCGCGCCGAGATGGCCCTGGAATTCGTCGAGGCGATCAAGAATGGCCTGGCCCTTCCCCCGGAAGGAACCGAAGGCATGCACGAGCTCAAGGAAGCCCTCATCCACACGACCTACACTTTCAAGGGCGATCGGCTGCTGCTCGAGCCCAAGGAAGATGTAAAATCCAAGATCGGCTTCTCGCCCGACGAGATGGATGCCGCCATGCTGACCTATGCCGAGCCGGTCACCGCGGCCCGCAAGCAACCCGGCGCCGTCAACTACTCCGCCGTCTCCACCTACAACCCTCATGCCGAGATGGATAGGATCATGGGGACCGGCTACAATGTGGTCGGAAATTACAACCCGTTCGGGGGCAACTGAACCATGGGACTATTTGGCGGGGCTCCTCCAGCCGCGGCGGCTGCACCTCCGCCCCCACCTCCGCCGCCGCCGCCTCCATCGCCGCCGACCATGGCCAGCGCCAACGTCCAGGGATCCGGCGCGGCCCAGGCCGCCCGCGTCGCTGCCGCAGGCGCCTTTGCCGACACGCTGCGCTCCTCGCCCCAGGGCGTCACCGGCACCACCAAGTCCGCCGGCAAGCAGCTTCTAGGCTCTTGACCGTGGGGCTGCTCCAGGGCGCGATCCAGGCGGCGCAAGCCAACGGCTCGTGGACCGGCCCGCCGCCTCCACCGCCGCCGCCCGCCTCTCCCCCGACGATGGCCGGCGCCAACGTCCAAGGCGCCGGTGGCGCGCAATCGGCCCGTGCCGCCGCGGCCGGGGCATACGCCGATACCCTGCGCTCCTCCGCGCAAGGCGTGCTCGGCTCGACCACCACCGCCGGCAAACAGTTGCTAGGAGCCTGACGTGCCTCTTGATAGCGGACCCGGCGACTATACCCAGCAGGGCGTGACGCTTCTGGCGTCACAGCCCGTTGTCCCGACCCGCACCTCGCCGATCGTCGACAACGAGGACTGGCAGGTCGTCTACAACCACCTCGAGCGCCGTCTTGCGGCACTGCGCGCCTGGCGCTGGACCCGCTGGGCCGTCTGGCAGGATCTCGGCGCCTACTTCCTGCCGCGGCGCGTGAAGGCCTTTATCACCCCGAACAACTACGCGCGTGGACGCTGGCTCAACAACAACATCATCGACTCGACCGGCGTGCAGGCCATGAACACCTGCGCCTCCGGCATGTGGAGCGGGCTGACCAATCCCGCCCGGCCGTGGATGGAGTTCGCCCCGGCAATCGAGATGCCCAATCTCGACGAGGAAAGCAGGGCTTGGCTGGTCGACCTCAAGCAGAAGGTCCACGCCGTCCTCGCAAGCTCGAATTTCTACCAGACCACCGCGCAGATGTTCCAGGACACGACCGTCTTTGGCCAGTCGCCGATGCTCGCCTTCGAAGACAAGGAAGACATCGTCCGCTTCTACCTGCCCTGCGCGGGCGAGTATTTCATCGCCGTCGGCTCGCGCCTCTCCGTCGACACGCTCTACACCGAAGCCACCTGGACCGTGGCCCAGCTCGTCGAGATGTTCTCGCTCGCCAACTGCCCGGAGAACGTCCAGAAAAACTGGGAAGAAGGGATGTACGACTTCGAATACATCCTGTGCATGGCCATCGAGCCCAACTTCGCCGTGCGCGGCCGCGGCAAGAAGAAGGTCACGGTGATCTCCGGCCGCTTCCCCTATCGCCAAGTCTATTGGCTGCGCGGTCAGAAGAATGCCCGCCCCCTCCAGGTGAAAGGCTTCCTCGACAAGCCGTTTATGACGTCGCGGTGGTGGGTCGTCGGCAACGACGCCTACGCCCGCGGCCCCTGCGAGGATGCGCTCGGCGACAACAAGCAGATCCAGACCGAGACCATGCGCAAGGCCGAGTTCCTGGAAAAGGGCGTGCGCCCGCCGATGCTGGCCGACCCGGAGCTGAAGAACGAGCCGGCCTCGATCATGCCCGGCATGGTCACCTTCGTTAATACCCAGAACGGCAAGCTCGGCTTCAAGCCCGCGTTCGAGGTCGGCGCCCAGTGGCTCCAGTACATGACCGCCGACATCAAGGAGGTCCAGGCCCGCATCAAGGAAGCCCTCTACGTCCCGCAGTTCATGGCGATCACCCAGATGCAGGGCGTCCAGCCCCGCAACGAGCTTGAGCTCACGAAACGTGATCTGGAACGTTTGCAGGTGCTCGGGCCGGTGATCGAGAATTTCGAGAACGAGGTCGCCCCCATCATCCAGCGCGTCGTGTCGATCATGCAGCGCCGCGGCCTGATCAAGCCGATCCCCGACGGCCTCGCCCGCGTGCCGCTCAAGATCAACTTCATGTCGCTGATGCGGCTCGCCCAGCGCGCCGCCGAGTCGATCGCCATGAAGGACGGCTTCCAGACCCTCGGCGTGCTCTCGGTCGCCGCCAAGAACGCCGGAGTGCCCGACCCGCTCCGCGTCATCAACCTCGACAAGTCGGCCAAGCACTATCTCTTCCTCAACAACTACCCGATGGACTGCATCTTCTCCGACGACGAGGTGAAGCAGCACGACCAGATTCGCCAGCAGGAAGCCGAGCGCGCCAAGCAGGAAGCCGCCGCCTCGCAAATGACCAAGCCCGCAGTCGACGCCGCCAAGGTGCTCGCCAATACCCAGGTCGGCGGTGGCTCCATGCTGAATTCGATGCTGGGCGGCGGCACGGCGCCGCAATGACTTAGAGGGGGCATCCCGGAAGCAACGCCGGGATGTTTCTGGGGGCCAGACTTCGTGTGCTGGCCCTTTTTCTTGTCTGGCTGTATGGTGGCCGGGCAACCTAGCTTAGCAGCCTGGCTGCATTGTCGGTCCCCAAAACAACTCCCGCCGCCGGTGTCACAGCCGGCGGCCTTTTTCCGTCCCGATTTCCCGATTAGCCGTCCCGATTTATGTGTCTGATTATGCTGGTTATTATCAGATAATCGGGGAAATCGGGAAATCGGGATTCCTGATTATCGCAGTCTGGGCCGCGATATGCCGCCCGCTCCGACCAGGCAGTCGACCAGATCCCAGATGAGATAAAGCACCAAAATCAGCATGACCGCGTACAGGACGATGTTGATCACCTGGCCCAGCAGCGTCCCTGGCCCGCCAAAATTGGCCAGCACGGCGGGCAGCACTACCTTGATGATGGCGTAGAGAGCGCCAATGACGACCAGCCAGATACAAAGCTGAAAGAAAAAGCCGACTGAAAAGCACATGGCGCGTACCTCCGGTTGGCGAGGTAACGCAGAAAGGCGCGGAAAGGTCCGCTACTCGAATTGGGGGCTGCGCCGCCGCCCGCCGGTCTGGTCATAAAGCGGACTTGGCCTATTCAGGAATTCCGCTGTAGGGCCCGACGGCGTTCCGTTCCCGGTCCAATGTTTCTTCCAAGGAGAGGTGGCGTCCCGGACTTTTGCTTCCTCGTGATTCCACGGCTTCTTGACCGGCGCGGGCTGCGGCGCTGGCCTGAATAGGCGATGCCAGAGACGGCGGATAAAGTTCATTCGACCCTCACTGCGCGCTTGCGGCGCCACTCGTCCAGTTCGGCCTTGCTGTAAATCACGGTGCGCCAGCCATAGCGCGTGTAGGGCGGGCCCTGACCGGCGTTTTGCTTCATTGCCATGTTGGCGAGCCGGTTGTGGTCGATCGGACAGCCTTGGCTTCGCAGGTACGCCGCGGCCTGTTTGCGATTCAGGAAATCGTCAGCAGCCATCGCCCCACTCTCATTAAGACTAAGCAATCATAGTCGTGCCTCTCCAATAATTCCACCGCATCTTGTGTCATGGGGACGCGCACCGTCATGGTGTCCCCATCAATGGCCACCCTGACTGAAGCCGAGATTTTCGATCGCCTGCGCACGAGCCTACGAGCGGTGATCCAAGGCTGTGAGGATCTGGCGCGCTGGCCGGCGCAAGGCCCGACCTACATGAAGCTGCGCGAGGAATTGGCCCTACTCGAGGGCGCTGCGCGACAGGCCGGCTTCGCCCGCGGCGACGCCCGCTGGAACCGCTTCGGCTGGGAGATGGCGGCGTTTCAGCAGCGCATCGGCGATGCCATCCGCTGCCACAGCCCGCGCAAGGTGTTCCTCGCCATGGCGGAGATGGTGCGCAAGGCGCTCTACGAGGCCGACAAGCTCAAGGTCGCCAAGACTGGCCGGCGCGGTCCGATCCTCCCGATCCCCAAGCCCGGCCCGCATCGTGAGACGCGCCCGGTCTACGTCCGGCCCTCGGGCCTGATCGTCTGATGGCCGGCGATGATGACGACAAACCCGTCGACCAGCCCGAAGTCCTCCCCGACCAGCAAAGCGCTGTCGATCCCAAGGAAGCTGAGCGTCGCGAAAGCAAAAAGCAGCTCGCCGAGCGCCGGCGCCGCGAGTGGCTTGCCGAACAGCTCCGAAATCCGATCGCCCGCGAGTTTCTGTGGGGCATTCTCTGGTCGGCCGGCACCTTCGAAGAGAAGTACGGCTTTGGCCCCAACGGCGAGCCCAACGACCGGGCGAGCGAATACTTCCTCGGACAGAAAGACCTTGGGCTTCGGCTCTATCACTCGTGGTCGGTACTCGACCGTGCCGGCGTTCTTTCTCTGCTCGATGAGTACCACCCGACCTTCCCCAAGCCCCGGAAAGGTAAGTGATGGCTGATCCGGTTGAGCCAAAGGAAACCCCGGTCGCCAGCGAAGCTCCGCCTGTTGTGACGGAGGCGCCGCCGGTTGCCGCGTCAGAGTCCGCTCCGATCCCTTCGGCGGACCCGGCACCTACAGCCGACTCCTCCCCAGGTGGCGAGGCCCCGGCGGCGCAGTCTCAACCGGAGCGCACGCCCAGCCTGCTCGAGGCCGCGATCGCGCCAGGCACCGAAGAGCCGAAGGTAGAAACGCCGCCCGCGGAAAAGGTTCCCGAGGCGAAACCCGCCGAGGAAAAGGCCGCCGAGCCGCCGAAGGCAGAGGCCAAGCCGGAGGAAAAGCCGGCTGAGACCAAGGCGGAAGAAAAGCCGCCAGAGCCCACGAAGCCCGAGCCCATCGAGTACCTGTTCAAGGCGCCCGAGACCCTGCAGATGGACGACGCCGTGCGCGGCGAGTTCACCACGGCGCTCGACGAGTTCCGCGCCGACCCGCAGGCCGGTTCCCAGAAGCTCCTCGACATGCACGTCGCCCAGCTCGTCAAGCACGACGAGCACCTGCGCAACGAGCAATACCGGATTTTCAACGAGACCAAGAAGGGCTGGCGCGACCAGGTCCAGGCCGACGAGATGCTGGGCGGCCCCGGTCATCGCACCGCGATGGGCCAGGTCGCCATGGTCCGCAATATGTTCGTGTCCGACCATCCGCAGGGCTCCAAGCAGTGGAAGGCCGATCTGCAGGAATTCAACAACGCCCTGGACGCTACCGGCGCCGGCGACCACCCCGCAATCCTGCGGGTGCTCTATCGCATGGCCCGCTTCGTCAATGAGCCGTCGATCCCGACCACCGTCGATCCCAAGCCCGCGCCGGGTGCGGGTAAGCGCAATGGCGCCGATACGCTGTACGACAACGACCGATCCCCGCGCGGGAATTCTCAGTAAAGGAGAGATAAATTGGCTACAGGTTCTTGGATCACGCTTGCTGATCTTACCTCCCGCATGGATAGCGCGGACAAGCAGGCCTACATCGCCGAAATGCTGTCGCAGAGCATTTCGCTCTACCAGGACATGCCCTTCAAGGAAGGCTCGGAGATCTTCGGACACGAAGGCGTGTTCCGCTCCTCCATCCCGGCCGGATCGTGGCGCTACCTCAACGGCGGCACCGCCTACGGCAAGTCGACGACCGGCAAGTTCCGTATCGGCATGGGCTCGCTGACGGGCTACAGCCAGATCGACAAGCTCTTGGCCAAGGCCTCGGGCAACGTGCCGATGTTCCGCAAGAACGAGGACGTCGCCTTCATCGAGGGCATGGGCCAGACCATCGAAGAGACCTGCTGGTACGGCAACACCGCGACCAACCCGGCCTCCTTCATGGGCCTGTCGACGTTCTACAACACGACCTCACAGACCACCGCGCAGAATGCGCAGAACGTGATCGACGCCGGCGGCACCGGCTCCGACAACGCTTCGATCTGGCTGGTGTGCTGGGGCGATCGCACGATCTACGGCACCTACCCGCGCGGCTCCAAGGCGGGCCTTGTGTCGGAGGATCTGGCTGACACGCGCGCCGCCTACGACAACCTCGGCAATCCCTACGAGGCGTGGACGACCTACTTCGAACAGAACATGGGCATCTTCCCGGAAGACTGGCGCCAGGTCGGCCGTATCGCCAACCTCGACGTCACCTCGGCTGGCCTCGCCGGCTCCAACGCCTACGACCTGTTCCTCGGCCTCTCGAGCCTGGTCATGCTGCCGCCGATGCTGACCTCCGAGTCGTCCGGCATCACCTCGACCGACGCGCCGAACGATCCGGCGCCGGGCATCCGGCCGGTCATGTACACCAACCGCACCATCCGCTTCTGGATGGACGCCCAGGGCATGCGCGATCGCAACGTCCTGATCTCGATCAACGAGGCGCCCGGCAAGGTCCAGGACCGCTTCCGCGGAATCCCGGTCAAGGTCTCGGACAGACTTTTGACAACTGAAGATGCTGTAGCTTAGCCGTCCGACATTGTAAGTCGAACGCACAAAGGCTTTGTAAGAAGGAGAATTCCATTGGCTATCAATGACGCACTACTCGCGTTCGTGCCGTACAACGCGCCTCTGTCGCTGGTTGGCGGCGCGGGCGTCGATTTCGCGACCGACCCCTACGACATCCTGGGTGCGGGTGCGGGCACGCTCGTGACCAACATCTGGGGCAACTCGACCCTGCCGGGTCAGGCTGACGGTCTCTCCGTCGGCATGCCGCAGCCCTACATCTCGGTGCTGATCGGCACCGCGCTGGTGGCCAACACCGGCACGCCGCTCTTGAACGTCCAGTTCCAAGGCGCCCCGGACAACGGCTCGGGCTCGCCCGGCACCTACCTGACTTACGCCCAGACCGGCGACATCACCGTCGCACAGGGCACCGCCGGCACCGAGATCTGCCGGCTGCCGTTCGTGCCGCCGTTCCCGCTTAACCACCGGCCACGCTTTCTGCGGCTGAACTTCGCGATTGCGGCGGCGACTGACTACAGCGCCGGCACCATCTCCTCGGCCTATGTCGTCGGCACGCGCGACGACCAGTACCAGTTCCAGGCCGCGAAGAACTACACCTCGCCCCGCTACACCGGGTAAGGGTGAACCATGGCACGCAAGTCCAAGGCCCAGATCGAGGCCGAAACGCTCGCCCGGCAGGAGGAGCTTAACCAGGCGTCCGAGAAGCGGGCGATGGATATGTTCTCCGGCTTCATGGCGAAGTTCATGGAGCAGATCGGCCAGGCGCGTGTTGCAACCGGCGGCGAGGCGCCTGCCTCCGCCGCCGAGGGCGACCGCAAGCTGGCGGATCAACTCGCGCACGCCATGATGACGGCGTCGGCTACGCCATCGAAGCGGGCCGCGCTGATTGCACCGGAGGAACGCGCCGCTCGCGATGCCGCCCGCCAGCAAATGATCGACATCATCGTCGCCAACAACGCCAAGGGGCTCGTGCCGATCTACCGCGTCACGCGCAAGACGTTCCTGGCCGAGACGATGGTCGACCCGCAGTTCCGCGATCCGCAGAGCAAGCAAATGGTCGACCAGGAGATCAACTATCGTGGCATCCCCAACCAGGCGATGACCCCGATCACGCGACCGCCCAACACCGAAAGCGAAGAGGCGCGGTTCGCCGCCGGCAAGCTGGTCTACGATATGTACCTGCGGTCGATCGGCAACCAGCCGGTGATCAACGCCAACATGCCTTCGCAGTGGGTGACCAGCGGCAAGGAATTGCTGCGCGGCAATCCCGCGCCGGCCCCGTCCCCGCTGGCCCAGATTGCGCCCGGTGACGATCCGCGCCGCCTCGGCCCGCAGCAGGGTGCTACCACTGTCCGCCTGCTCGGCAAGACCGCAGAGCCGGCGGTGATCACGCCGTAAGGAGTACCCCGTGGGCGTTAATGCAGCTAGCGACGTATCGGCGTCGGGCGTTTCGCCTTATGCGCCCCACGACTGGGCCAACAGCGTCCTCTCCGGCACCTTCAGCGACGAGCAGGTGTCGGCGCCGCTGGCCATCTATGGCTGGTTCAATGTGTCGATCTGGGCGAGCTATTCGAGCTCGCTGGCAACCACGGCGAATTCGCTCAGCGCCACCATCGGCACGGCGGGCTCGATCGCCAAGGGCAACAGCATCTACTCGACCAACACGCCGGCTGGCGCGACCATCCAGGGCGTGTCGGGCACGACGCTGACGCTCTACCTGCCGCCGGTCACCATCCGCGGCCGCGCGGTTGTTGGCAGCACTCACATCACGGGGCTCAACTCGACCGATGGCCTGACCGGAGCCGCCATCACCGGCCTCGGAGTCCCGGCGTCTACCACGGTGTCGTCGATCGTCACGGCCGCCGTGGCGGCCACCGCCAACTCGCCCGGCGTGAAGGGCGAGATCATCATCTCCAATCAGATCACGGCGACGACGGCTGACAGTTCCGACACGCCCTTCGTGTTTGTGCGCGACGGTCACGGCATTACCGCCAGCGCGACTGACAGCGCCGCGGTGTACGTCGGCAACGAACTCACCTTCAGCGGCACTATCCAACTCGAGCGCAGCTTCGATGGCGGCCACACTTGGATCCCTTGCTTCGCCTGGTGGGGCGGCAGCCAGCTCAAATGGACGACCGAGATGTCGACCGTCCTGATGGAGCCCGAGAAGGGGGTTTTGTATAGATTGAATTGTGTAGCGTACACCAGTGGGACGATGAATTATCGCATCAGCACCACCGGGCAGGCCGCTACTACCTTGAATGTTCCCCTATAGCAGGCGAGCGAATTCACCATGAAGTTCCTTCGCCCTCTTACAATACGCATCGTAGGCCCCCTGCGGGGTCGCGAAGTATCCGAGCGAATAGCTGACGTTCTGGAAGCGGATCTCAGCGCGCCAGCGCCCTGTCGGTTTGAAATAGAAGACTCCCTTGTATCCGCTCTTGTTGAGCCTTGTGCGCGTTCTGTTGCATCGGTTTTGAGAGACCGTGGCCAGTCGAAGATTGGCCCAGCGGTTGTCGCCTCGAATCATGTTGATGTGGTCGACTTGGCTCGCGGGCCATGTGCCGGTCATCCAGAACCACGCCAGCCGATGGCAGCGAACCAACATACGGCCCACTCTAATTTGGGAATATCCGCTTGGAGCCAGCGTGCCCGCCGGTTTGCCGGCATAGCGCAAGTTCCATCCCGCCCAGTTGGATGGGCGAGCGAGCCAAGTGAACACGCCAGTTTCGGGATTGTAGTGAAGCATCTTCTTGATGCTGTCGTGATCAAGGGACAGACTTTTCTTAGCCATTCGGAGATCGCCTTCTTCGATAGGTTAGAGGCGGTCGCCGCGTTGATAGCGCCGCGATCGCCTCGCGCATCTTACTTCATTACTGGCCACGCGGCCACGACCCTCAACGTGCCCCTATAGGAGCGCATCAATGACCACTCCCTTCGTTCCCGGCGCTGTTATGGTCGATCCGCTCGACGGCACCGAGGAGCTTTCAATCTTCACCGTGGGGCCGACGTCGGCCAAGACCACGACCCAGGCCATTGCCGACCTCGCCGTAGGAAGCGAGAACGTGCAGACCGGCATTACCGCCCATTCGACCGGCGGCCAGACCAGCGCATGGCAACTGACCAATGGCATCAACAACGTCACCACCGTGGCGGCGGCCAATGACAGCGTTAAGCTGCCCAGCGCCACCGTCGGCAATGTGGTGACGGTGATGAACAACGGCGCCAATGCCATGCAGGTGTTCGGCACTTCACCCGACACCATCAACAGTATCGCCACGGCGACCGGCGTCTCGCAGCTTTCCAAGACGGTCGAAACCTACACCTGCGTGGTGGCGGGCAACTGGATCCGCGACCAGGTCGTGCAGGCGTTCTCGACGATCACCGCGACGAACCCGCCGACCCAACGCAACTACTACGGCGCGGTCACGCTCAATTTCCAAGGCACCGTCACGATCGCCAGTGGCAACGGCTCGGTGGCGGGCGGCCGCGGCGAGGTTATTGGCGCCACCGGAACCACGCTGAGCGACGGCTTCTACTATGGTCTGCAGGGCAAGTTCACGCTCGGTGGCGCGACCATCTCCGAGGTCTCGGCCTCGCGCTATGTCGGCGTCATCGCCCAGTTGGATCTCTCCTCGGGCACCATGACCTCCGGCCAGGTGTCGGCTTTGTGGGCCGACATGGGGGCCACAGCGGCGGGTGCGTTCGCCGCCGAGACCAACATCGTGCGCGCGACCAACACGACCGCCTCGACCGTCAACGCCATCCTCTACGGCTACGGCAAGGCGACCTACGTCATGGATCTGTCGGCCAATGGCGGCACTAACCTCTCGACCACGGGCACGGCGGGTGCCACGGCAACCAAGGGCTGGCTGAAATGCTTTGTCGCCGGCGTCGTCCGCTACATCCCGCTCACCGACTCGGTGTCCTGATGGATCGCGAAGCTCTCGAAAAGCGCATCGCCGACCTCGAGAAGGGGTCGCAGAGCCTCGCCGAGATGATCGAAAAGCTGGGCCGCGACCTCACCGCCACGCGCGGCGCGCTCGATGAAAACCGGCGCTGGCTCGCCACGCTCGAGCCGGTAGAGACCAACGTCTTTCCTCTCCCGCAAGGAGCAGCATCGTGAAGAAACTCATCGCAATCGTCGCCGGTCTCGGCGTTCTCTTGGGCGGGGTAGTCTTCGCCCAGACCCCGATCCCCTACGTGACGTCTCTCGGACAGAGCGACATCATGCAGGCGATCAAGAATGCCAATCCCCAAGCCGGCAATACCTATGCGACCCTGACGCAGCTCCGGGCCTGGTTGCTCGGGGGCGCCAGCGGACACTCCGCTACGCCCAGCCTCGGGGCAACCTGTGGCACGGCACCGGCGATCGTCGGTTCCGACTTCGCCGGCCGGGTGACGGCTGGGACCGGCACCCCGACCTCGTGTGTGGTCACCTTTGCCTTGGCTTTCACGGCCGCGCCGGCCTGCGCCGTGGCTTCGGAGACCGCACCGGGCACGACGACGCCGCACTACACGATTTCCACGACCGCCATCACGATCACCCAGGCGGCCAACGATTCGACCATCTACGATTTCATCTGCATCGCCAAGAACGGCGGCTAGGAGCGCACCATGAAGAAACTGATCTACGGCATTGCGGGCATTGTCGCCCTGGCGGCCGGCCTGGCGTTTGCCCAAACCCAGATCCCCTATGTGGCGTCGCTGGGCCAGGCCGACATCCAGCAAGTCATCAAGAATGCCAACCCGCAAGCGGGCAACACCTACGCCACGATCACCCAGCTTCGGGCGTGGATCCTGGGTGGCGCTTCGGGCCACTCGGCCGTGCCGACCATCGGTTCGTGCGGCGGCGGTACGCCGACCATCGTCGGTTCCGACTTCGGCTTCCGGGTTACCCAGGGCACCAGCGCCACGGGCTGCGTCGTGACGTTCGCGGCGGCCTTCGCCACCATCCCAACCTGCGTGGCAGTCAACGAGACAGCGCCCGGCACCTCAACGCCGGCCTACTCGGTGACGACTACTGCAATCACCCTGGTGACGGCGAGCACGTCCGGCGAGATATGGGACGTGGTCTGCGTCGCCCGTAACGGCGGCTAGTGCCCAACCTTAGCGAGGCGCAGCGGGGCGCGATGGCCGCCGCTGCGGCTGGCGAGTCGACGCTCGGCATCCCGAAGAAGGTGGGTGCCGAGTTCATGGCGAGCGACAAGGGCGGGAAGCTGCCCGAGAAGGTGAAGAAGAAAAACCCGCTGCACGATCACGACAGGTCACCATGAAGCTCCCCGCCATGACTGAGGTCAAAAGTTCCAACATCAAGGCCCTTGGGTACGATAACCGGGGGCTTTTTGTGCAATTCATCGGCGGCGGCGCCTACCATTACCCGGATGCGCCGCGCAGCGTGTTCAACGATCTGATGGGCGCGGAGTCGGTCGGCAAATTCTTCAGGGCCGAGGTTGGTCCGAAGTTCAAGCACCGGAAACTCGACGATGCCCAGCCTCACGCTAGCTGACCTGAGCTCGAGGAGCACGAAGCCCATGGCGCGCAAGATCAAGAAGCACCTCTCCGCCAGCCAGCGCCGCGCGCTGCCGTCGAAGGACTTCGCGCTGCCCGGCAAGGGGAAGGGCCCAGAAGGCAAAGGCTCCGGCGCGTATCCGATCAACGACGAGGGCCACGCCAAGGCAGCGCTGTCGCGCGCCGCAGCGAATGCCTCTCCCGCCGAGCAGGCGACGATCAAGGCGAAGGTCCACGCCAAGTATCCCGGCATGAAGCTGCACGATCATCCAAGGTCACCCAAGTAATGGCCGACAAGCTCAAAGAAGCGGTCGACGCACAGGAGGCGGATCCGCCAGCCAAGTACAATCCACTGCGGGAGTGGCCTGGATTGAGGAAGGGCAATCGCGGCAGATTCGCAGACGAGTTTAAGAGCGACCTTGCCACCGCGAAGGCGGCCGATGAGGCCGACGAAGAGGACAAAAAGGACGCGGCGGCCCGACGGGCAAAGCGCCGGGCCGCCCTCTACGATAACGATCGGAGCCCCAAGTAACGTGGCCGCCAAGGACGACGACAATGACGGCGACGACGACACCTTCGACACGGCGCTGGGGGTGCGCGCCTCTCAGATCGAGGCCCAGCATGCCCGCGAGCAGCAGGAATTGATGGCGGCCCAGGCCAAGCAGCAGGCGGCGCTGGCAGCGAGTCATCCCGTGCTGACGGCGGCCCCGCAGGCAGCGCAGCAGGTGGCGCCGTCGAATCAGACAGCGTCGGGCGAAGGCGGCGGGGCGAGCGCGGCGTCGGGCGCCGGCAACGCTTCTGGCGCGGGGACCGGAGAAGGTTCCAGCCAGGGCCAGGGGCCGGGGAGCGATAGCGGCGACGGCGGTGGCGGCACGGGCGGCGGGGGCAGCACCGGCGGGGGCACCGGGGGCACCTACTGATGGCAAAGAAGAAACTCTCTCACGCCGAATGGAGCGGGTTGTTCGAGCGCCGGATGGTTCGGCACGACCAGGTCCACAAGGAGCACGAGGCCAGCCGGAAGAAGATGTTCGACGAGCACACCAAGGCCCGTCAGGAGATGCACGATCGCCAGCAGGCGACACGCCGGGCGATGCACGAGGAACATTTGAAGAGCTTGCCGGTCGAGAACAAACCCAATCCGCTGTACGATAACAAGCGCAGCGCGCAATAGGAGCTAGGCCATGGCCGACGGAAATTCACTGTATGACAACAAAAAGTCTGAGAAATCCGGCGAGAAGAAAGCCGCTCCCGAAAAGGAGAAGGTCGTCGATAAGCCCAAGGAGGCCG